CACACCTCGCCGGGAGGTGTCAACACCTAGCGACCCTGAACGCCCTTGATGCGGTGGATGGACCGCGTCTGTGCCCTGCACTCGCACCGCCACACCTGGTAGGTCGTACCAGACGGGGCGATGTACAAGCCCCGCTTGTGGAGCCTGTCAGAGCCGCAGGAGCGGCACACCAGGACGCCATCCTCCGCGTACACGTTCTGGTTGATGATGGGCTTCAGCCAGTCCCTGTACGTCTCGTAGATGACCGGCATGAGGTCCACGTCCTGGATGTTGTACTTCCGGAACTTGTTCCACAGGCGTCGAAGACCGACCTCGTTACCCGCCTTCTCGGCGGCCTTGATCTCCAACCAGATCTTGAGCGCCGAGACGGGCGACTTGGAGTCTTCAATGAAACGCCTGGCGGCGTAGTCCAATTTCTTCGACGGGTAGCGGACGCCCTTGTGGAACTCCCGCATCAGGTCGTACTTGATGTACGGGGTGGGTTCCTCGAAGCCTGCCTCGCGAATCTCTCCGCGAATCCATGTGTCGTCGAAGGGGAGGTTCCAGGCGACGAGCGCGTCGGCGTCGTCGAGGGTTCGCGACAGCTCCAGGAGCATCCGTTCGCGGTCGTGGTGGTACTCGGAGAAGTACTTCGTCTTCTCGTCGTTCGTCTTGGCCGCGAAGGAGACGATGCGCGGAGGCTCGGCGATCTGATCGATGCCGAAGAAGGCGTTCCGCAGCTCGTAGCCCCATAGAAGCATGGGACTGCACTCAATATCAATCCAGCAGATCCTGGGCTTGTTCACGAGTCCTCCCGAGTCCACTCGACGGGCGTCGACTCGACGTAGGCGTCGAGAGTGACGCCTGGCTGGCGATCCCATCCGTGTCGCCGACGCTGGTAGGTCCGCATGGCGTTCGCGCCACCCTTCGTGGCGTACAGTCCGAAGATCTCCGTCCGCTCGGAGCCGTCCTGAAAGAGGCGCGTAACGACGACACGGTACGCCTTGTCGCTAACGCGACCCCGGTTGCTCAGAGTGCGTGGCATTACAGCCCCTCCATCGGGTTAACGGCAGACTTGTCGTGGATCTCCCCGGAAGGGACCTCCGGGTCCACCTTGATCGTGTACGAGCCCGCACCGTGATACTCCACGGACACGCCATAAGGCGTGAGGAGCGACGCAGTACACATCTCGTCGAGGTCTGTGAAGTACTGAGCGAGGAGCTGGTCGACGATCTTGTCGATCACCTCGCCGGTCTGGCCGAATCGCTCAGCCATCTCTAGGTCCAGCTTACTGAGTCTCATCGCTACCAGTCCCTACAATCGCGTAGTTGCCGTCCGGGATGTTCCCGATGACCTTCTGCGGGAAGAAATGGCCCGACATCGGGCCGTAGTACCACGCGCCCTTGTAGCGCGTGTACGTGAGACCGAGGCCGTGACCGGCGACACCTACCACCGTCTCACCGTCCAGAAGATCCTCGACTTCGAGGGTTCGGACGTCCGTGATTTCTGCGAACGTCGGCGAGGGACCGCCTACGCCTACGGTGTACGTAGGAGTCTCCTGTTCCATGCTCAGCCTCAATCTTGTGTTTGATGTCGATCAGGTCGTAGAGACCTGCCTCTTCGTCCCAGAGGATCGTATACCAGCCTGACGGCAGGTAGACGGTCATCCGGGGGAGCCGCCCCAGGAGCACCTTCCATGCCTCGTCGATTGCGAGGACGAAAGAGTCCTGGGGCAGATGGTGCGGCGCGCCCTGCCAGCTTTCGCCGATGAGCCGCAGGCGTTCAGTCCTCAACGGGCTCCCACGCCTTTACGATCTTCTCCACCTCGTGAACCTCGACACACTCGATGACCGTGTCGTGCTCGAAAGGGCGCTCGTCCTGGTACTCGGTGAGACCCTGCGAGTAGGTGGTGCGGTAGTGCTTGCCGTCGTGCTTGAAGATGACCTCGTGGATCTCGGACCAGCGCTGGGTCGAGGTGATGTCGTCCTCGATGACCTCGACCCGGAAGTCATAGTCGTCGTAGATGTCCGCCTTGGGGAAGGTGCGCATCTTCACTTGACCTCATTCCCTTCCACGTCCGTGAGGCCCGCCTCGTAGGCGGCGGCGTTGAACCCGAGCGCCTCCGTGCGCGAGCCCTTGTTGTAGAGCCCGAGGCCGAACTGCGGCCCCAGGTTGCTGGCCGCGCGCTTGAGAGCGTCAGAGTCGGCGCCCTTCAGCGCGTTGTCTTCAGCGTCGGCGCCGGAGGCGCTGCCCACAGCCGCACCCGAGTAGCGGGCGCCCGTCTGGTGGATGTGCAGGATGCCCTTCACGAACCACTTGTTCGCGGCCTGATTGAGGGGCTTCTGGTCGACGATGTCCCACGACCAGTTCCCGACGCCGAAGATGCGGGACAGGGTCATCTTGATGTCCCACGCCTCCACGTAGGCGAGCGTTCGCCCGCCAGCGCCCTCGCGGTCAGAGACGCGGTCGGGGTTGATCGCCGCCATGAGCGCGTTGAGCTGGGTGGTGTTGAGGTCGTCTCCGAAGACGACGCGCTGCTTCTTGTCAGTCATGCTTGATCCTGTTCTCGGTCCTGGCCCGCTTCAGGGCCTCCCTGTGGATGGCTAGCCGGAGAGAGGCTGGTGCCTCCTCCCAGGGCCACTTCCGTGTCCCTGTCGCTTGTTCCAGCGTACCATACAGAGTCAGCGTGATCAAGCCTGTGCCGTAGTCATACTTCACGCGGCCGTTACCGCTAGTCAAGTACAGAACGCTCGGGTGCTTTGCCATCTGGGGTCATCACCCACTCTCGCTGCGTATCGTGCCAGCCGTAGAGCCGGAAGTCGACATACTCGTGCGGGATCAGCTCAGGGATACTCTCATTCTCGCCGAGGAAAAGGGCCTCGTTGAGGGGCCGGAGACGGGCGAAGCGGACGCTGGTGCGCCACGCGCTCTTGCTGATCCTGAGATGGTTCACTTCATGGTCCACCAGGACGGCACTCATCGTGCCGTCGTTGGCGAACCCGTAGATCGGGTTCCACATCATCCGGAACTCGATCTGATTGCGGACGGGTGTGTCTACCCGCTCGATCACAATGTCCCGTGGATCGATGTGGACCGCGCCGACCCGCGCGGTGCCCCACGCGAAGTCGGCGACCTTCTCCGCGAATGCCTGGCTGAGCCATTGAAGGAAACCTTCGTCGTCATGGGCGACGTTGTCCGGGTCCATGCGGAACTCCTGCACGAGCCCGGCCACCCGCTCCATGTCGCGCATCGACAGGATCACTTCTGGCCCCTCTTCTCGGCCTCCAGAGCCTCCTCCTTCGAGGAGAACCAGCCGATGGACTCCTCGGTGCCCCACGGGCCGTTGTCGCGCACCCAGCGCCACTTGCCGGGCTCGACCTGCTTCGCGGTGACCTTGGCCATCAGAGGAGCGCCTTCCGGTTGTCTTCCTTCACGTACGTGTCGACGTACACACAGCCCTTGTCGCCGTCGAAGGTGACCTCGTAGTAGCGACCATCGGGGATGGTCGTCGACAGGAGCGCCTTCCAGTTCTGGAGCGTCTTGCAGAACCAGACCACGTACACGTCGAAGTCGGGCACCTGGCCCGACTCGTCGGAGTGGATCTCCTCGACGCGCTGCGTCACCAGCTTGATCGCCTTCTCCTGGAAGGCGTTCGGGTTCAGCTCGACCTGCGCCTCTGCGCGGATCTGGGCAAGCTCGCCAGTGAGCGCGGGGAAGGGTGTCCGCACGATCCCCTGCGGGCTGATCTCGATCTCGTTGGTGGGCATGACACCATTCTAGCGTCAGGGTGTGACGCTTGCGAGCGTCACCGACTAGTGCTACAGTAGTCCCTGAGTGAGACACACTCAGGGATCCGCGAAGCGGATGGGAAACTCTCCCGGCACGTCTAGGCTCCAAACCTCTGCTGGCTCCGCCGAGAGTAATCTCGGGGTGAAGCGAAGGGTGGGGAGGCGTCCTCTCTTCCGGGCCTCTGTACCTTGACTGAGTACAGCGCCTCCAGCCCTGTAGGGCTGGACCTACGATTTGATTCGTGGGGGGAAGAGGGGGGCACGCCTTCACCACCCTTTACTTCACCACCGAGAGTGGCCGCCGAAGGCGGTAAGAGGACGACGACCCCCAGGGAGTCGTTCAACCTTAGTGAACGTCGTCGAGAAGTGAACGTGCGAGTGTCACACACTCGTGCTAGAATAGAGACATCAACCCCCGGGGTTGCGAAAGTCAGAGATTACACGTTGGCTCTGGCAAGTAGCGCCTCCAGGCGCTCGCGGTCACTATCCTTTCTGACCACCGGACGTCCCGAAGCCTCGTAGATCCTGCCCAGGAGCTCGGTGAGGGAAGCCCCGAGCACAAGCCCCTACGGTGAGGGGGCTGGCGCCTGGACCGGGGGTTGACTCACGCCTTCAGGCGTGATAGGCTTCGAGTATCGACGGAAGGAACAACATGCGACTCTCAGCAAGCCAGATCAACTCCCTCTCCTTCTGCGGCGAGTCCTACAGGCTCGCACGCATGACAGATACGCCAGAACGGCCACACCTCTCGACGCTGATCGGTACCGTCTTCCACAAGGTGACAGAGAAGATGGACTACGCCCTGGCGACAGGCCAGGCGTGGGTCGACCTGACCGAAGACGACTGGTCAGCGCTCATCGACGAGCACGTCGACGCGTCCGACTGGCTTCTCGACGAATACCGTCTCGGCGGGCAGGTCCGCAGGGCTATCGGCAAGGACGGTGGCCCCAACAAGCAGGACAAGGACTGGTTCCTGCACTGGCTCCCCGAGTGGCTGACCAACTACCGCAACTGGATGTGGAACGGGCGGTACGAACTTGTCTTCGAGGAGGATGAGCCCGTCATCGAGAAGGAGGTCCGGTCCGATATCGGACTCCAGTCGAACAAGGGCTTCATCGACCGCGTCGTCCGCGACAAGGTGACCGGCAAGGTCTACGTACTGGACATCAAGTCCGGTTCGCGTCGACCCTCCTCGACGCTTCAGCTTGGCGTCTACAAGCTGTCCCTGGAGCCGGACGGCGTCGTCGTCGACGGCGGCATCTACTACATGGCCCGTCAGGGCGTGGCCTACGAGTACACGCTCGACGAGCACACCGGGAAGAGCCTCGGCTTGATCTTCGACCAGGCGGATGCTATGATTCAGTCACAGATCTTCCTCCCGAACTTCGACTCATGCAGCGGGTGCGGATTCCTGGAAGTCTGCCAGTACAAGAACAAGGAGATGCAATGACCACGAACAGCACCCGCATCAGCCTCGGCTTCCTCATGGGCCGAACCGGCGACCAGCGAGGCAAGTGGCTGAAGGCGTACAGCGAAGGCATCACCTATGCGGAGCGTCGAGACCTGCTTCACGACTTCGGCCTCGGGATGCTCCGATCTCGCGCCATCGCTCGGGCGATGGACGACAGCGGCGAGGAGATGACCCACTACGAGACCGACATCAAGCACGCCAATGCGTGCGATCCTCGATTCGACCCGGTCGCGCTCCTCGGCGTCGTCGCCTGGGGTCCGAAGGCCGTCCAGTGGTCCGAGCGGCTGAGTGAGTACGAGCAGGCGCTTGCGCAGGCATTCTGGCTGCTCACCCGGCCCGACCGGGAGATGAGCCAGTACGAAGAGTCTGGCGCCAAGGCGCGGTATCAGCACCTGCCATTCGAGTACCGGGACAAGATCTCCACCAGCGCAAGCCGCTGGGCTCGGAAGCTCGGCAGGGAGCGCATCGCACAGTGGCTCGTCGGCGAGCTGAACAACGGGCCGCTCGCTCCGGCCGATGACATGCTCCTCCTGAAGGCGTGGTATGCTTCAGGAGTGACGGGCAAGATCTGGGAGACAACGAAGGAGGGCAAGTGAGTTTCAGTCTAGAGTTCAAGCAGGTGATGGACGAGGAGACTCGCATCACGGTCTCTTACAAGGAGGGCCTGCCCCCGCAGGCCGTCATCGAGCACCTGAACGGCGAAGATGAGGCGTTCATCGGCTGGGATCGCTACGACAAGTTCGACGCGAAGTACATGGTCTGGAACCGGCAGCGACTCACAGCGACCCCCGAAGAGCGGCGCCTCGACGCGATCCTTACACTGGTGACAGAGCTGACCGCCCTGGACAATCTTGCCAGCCCGCCGAAGTAAGAAGCCGCCACCGAGCTCAGTCGGGCTCTGGTGTCACCACTGCAAGGATTACTACAAGGTGCCGGTCAAGCGTGTCGGCGAGAACAACAACATCGTCCACGTCGACACGCGGACGGCACATCTCAAGCACATGGAGGAAGCTCATGCAGGACTCGACATTCACCCGCGAGGCGCAGATCCACTATGAGGGCCTGACCTTCAAGATGGGCGTCCGAGGGGACGTCCTCGCCTTCCCCGGCTACGGGAACACCGAAGACGCGCACATCATGAAGGAGCACCTGGATGACATCTCACGCGCCATCCTGGCGCAGATGTTCACTCCGGAGTGCCTGGAGGAGATGTACGCCGAGACGAAGCGCGGCGAGGAGCTGGAGGAGATCGTCAATGGCCCGTCGACCACGTGACATCGGGACGGAGGCCGAGACAGCCGTCACTCGCTTCCTCCAGGACTGCGGCCTCCAGGCCGACAGGACCGGCCCTCACGGGGCTAATGACATCGGCGACGTGCAGGCGGATCCGTGGCGCACCATCATCTTCGAGGTGAAAGCTGGCAAGGCGGCCGAGCAGGCGTCAGCCAATCTGATCGAGTCGTGGATGCAGGACACGGAGCGGGAGCGCAAGAACGCTGGCGCCGACATCGGCATCCTCGTCGTCAAGAAGAAGGGCATCGGGACGAAGCGAGCAGGCCAGTGGGATGCGTACATGCGAGTGGGGGATCTCTTTGGGCTCGTAGCATCCGATGCCGAAGGCCGGAAGTACGCTTGGTCCGCAGCGCCGAACTTCACTGTCCGGACTGCGCTGGATGTGCTCATGGAGGACATGCGCGAGTACCTGGCAGTGAGGAACTACGGGCGGAGCTAGAAGCCCATCATCACCATATCGACGCGCAGCGCCCCATTCGGAACACCGGTGGGGCGCTCGCCGCGTTCGGACTGAAGTTTCCTGACATCGTCAGGCGTGAAAGTCAAGTGAGGCTTCAGTTCCCTGATCAGCCAGGGAATCTCCATCTCGCCGATCGCGGCAGCGGTGAAGGGGTCCACGACCCCGGTCACTGGGAGATGGTTCTCCTCCTGGAACATCATGAGACGCCCGCGCGATAGATCCGGGGAGCTGTCTACGGAAAGTCCCAGACTGTAGGCCACGACATGCTTCGCGTACAGCGAGTCAGGTCGCCGGAACCACGACGGCGTCATTCGACGATCGCAATCTCTCGGATCGTCAGGTCAACGATGCCGCCCTTGTTCTCCAGGGATCCATCCCCTGCCGTGATGTTCGAGAACACGTAGTCCTCGATGGTGACCACGTGCGTGCGCGAGTCGCCCGCATAGGCGATCGGAATCGCCATCTCAGCGTCGAGCAACGCCTCCAGCACCAGACGCCGGTCCACGGCCCAGCCCTGGTAGCCCGCCTTGATGCCCTTCTGCGTAATCTCCACGTCGGCCACGGACAGTGGCAGGCGAATGATCCTCGGGCGCTTCATGATCGGCAGACCCTTCAGGGTCCAGCCACCCAGGACCGGCGACTCGTCCGTCGCCGTCGTGAACGTGAAGCGCAGACGGATCGAGCCCGTCGAAGGGAACGGGATCGGATGGTCGACGTTCAGCGTGGCGTGCGTGTCCAGGATCGTCAGGGGTTCCCACCGGTCCGTTCCTGTCACCTGGTATTCAGTGATGATCTGACCGTGAGTCAGGTCGCCCGCCGCCTTCATGCTTGCGAACATCTTCAGCTCGTTGGTGCGGAAGCGCACCGCGCCTGATTCCATCCACGACTCGTTCGCCCAGTCCGTCTCTGAGGTGTAGAACACGCCGTCAGAGGTTGCGACAGCAAGTCGCCCCGTCCCGTCGATCATGGCGATCGAAGGATCGGTGCCCGCGAGCTCCGTGGTCACGTCCGACGCGGTAGCGTATTGGGTGGACTCGCCAAGGGGGCGGGACAGGTCGACCCGCCATGCACCGGTCGTCCCGTCAGGGATGTTCGCCTCTGATGTCACATAGGCGAAACGGTCATGGAACGTGATGTCGACAACCGGGCTGTCGGTTTCCAGCGTGAGCTGACCCGTCGACAGGCCGCCCTGCTGCACCAGCGCGACACGAACGCCACGAGTCGTGCCGATCACCAGGTAGATGCCCAGATAGGCACCGATCGAGGTGATCTGCTCCGTCGTCGGGGTCTGCCAGGCAACCTGCGGCATCTCCAGGTCCGGGATGTTCGTGCCAGACGGGCTCGTGTTCGCGAGGCCGATCGTGAACAGGGCAGACTCCTGGCCCTCCGAACCAGTAACCACGATCGCGTTCGGCATCTCGGCGACATCCACCCATTCCCAGTCCGGGTTCGGGTGTGTGTAGATCAGCGTGCCTACGGTGCCCAGGACGCCCGTGTCGGCGTCCGGAGCAACCCAGTACAGCTCAGGGCCGGAGGCGACGATCAGGCGCTCCTTGGCGTGCCAGACGCTACACGGAGACGCGTGCGTGAACCAGTCCAGGTCGATCCCGGCCTGTGTCGCGCGGTCGAGGCCGGACGCTGTGCCCACCCACACGTAGCTGCCGCCAGCGGCGAGGTTCGTCACTCCGGACGATGTGGCATGGGTTGCGAGCTGAGCCCCAGCGGTGTCGCGGAACGCGACGTTGTTGCCGGACGTGTAGGTGACGCCGTCAGGCTGGGAAGTCAGGTTCCTCGGCGTGGCGACATCCCCGACCTCCGTCATGGCGTGAAGCAGTCCCGCGCCCTCCGCGTCCCACACGTCGACACCCTGCGAGCGCCAGAACGTGTCCTGCGAGGCAGGATCAGCCCCGGGCTCGTACCAGCGGACACCAGAGCCGCCACGGAAGTCATTCTGGGCGCGCGTCCACCAGGCGCCGAGAGACTGCTCGCCAGCGTCCGAAGAGGTGTCGAACTGGTCCTTCTCGATCTGCGCGAGGCCGCGCTGATACGGGTGCTCGGGCGATGGTCGCAGCAGGAACGAGACATCGCCGATGGCGAGGTCGAACCCCTGCGACAGATCAGCCGCCGCGATGGCTCGGCGGAACTGCCCGCCGAGCTGTACCGGGATCTGCTCCGTGATGTCCGGAGCCTCGGAGATGAATGCGAAACTCATGCGCCCTCCTGAACAGGCTGCCAGTCGGAGCCGTCCCAGCCGAACACTTCGTCAGCCTCGACCCAGCCATCCCCGTCCCACCCGTAGGTGGCCAGGTGGTGAACCCAGCCGGTCCCGCCCCAGCCGCGCATCGGGATGATCGTGGTGATCTCCGTCGAGTCAGAGTAGGACCCCACTTCGGGCTGCGTTACGCGCACGCGCGCGTAGTAGGAGGTTCGAGTGGAAAGGCTGCCCACCGTGATCGGCCCAGTGCCCGACGTGAGGCCCGTCGCGACGACGCCTGTCGTCGGGGACGTGAGGAGTTCCCACTCGTACTGGGTGGCGCCAGAGACCGGCTCCCAGGCGAACTGGACAGACGTCGGCTGAGCAAGGACCTCGTACGGCTCCCCGGCGACGGCCGGGAAAGTGGTCGTGTTGATGATCTCGGAGAACGAACCGTTGCCCGCGCTCGTGTGCGAGTAAACCCTGAAATAGTAGCGGGTCCCACCAATCAGACCGCTGAACGTCGCCGACAGGTTTGACGTCTGGATCTGTGTCGGGCTGGACATGTTCGAGCTCGTTGACCGTTGAACGATGTAATAGTCGATCGTACGACCGCCATCATCTGACGGTGCATCCCATGCCACCGAGATGGCGGTGATTCCACGTGACGTGAAGCGCAGGTTCCTCGGCGCGGTGGCCACTGTAGGCAGCGTCGAGAATGAGGTGATGGGCGACTGGAGAGACTGGCCGACACTGTTGCGCAACCATGTGCGCACCGTGTAATCCGTCGCCCGCGTCAGCCCGGTAACGATGAACGGCGTATTCAGGTCGGTCGTGTCAGTGATGTCCCTGATATTCGAGCCGTCCGAAGCGAGCTCCACCAGAATGCGGGCATTCGTGAACGACGACCCGCCATTGCTTGGCAACGTCCCGTAACCGATATCCACGCGATTTGTCTGTATGTTCGTGACCACCGGTGCCGCAGGCCGGTCAGGAACCGTCGCCGCCGTGGTGAACGATCGAGTGTTCGACCAGTCTGACCACCCAGCGCTGTTCAGCGCGCGGACACGCGTCCAGTACTGGGTGGCCCGAGTGAGGTCGTCGTGACCATCATACGCGTTGAAGCCCGATGAGTCGGTGCGAGTGAGGACGCCAGTCGAGAATCCAGAGTTCTGCGCTCGCTGCACTTGGGTTTTCTCGACCGCCGCGCCATTCGAACTGTTCAGACTGTAGTTGACACGAACGGAAGACGAGGTGATCAGCGAAGGATTGTTCTGCGTCGGCGCGGAAGGAGCTCGCGGAGCGCGCTTCGGGACCGTCTTCTCGCCAGACACGTGTGGCGAGGTGCCGTTGAACACGCCGGACACGGTCCCGGCGAACGGGATCTTGTACGTCGAATCCTGGACGGAGATCGAGCCGTCCCAGAACCTCAGTCGGGCAATCCCGCCCGAAGGGCCGAAGTCATTGTGGAAGTCATCGGAGTACAGCCCCTGATCCCACCGGTAGTCCACGTGCTGATCGTCATCGTAGGCGAACCCGCGATTCTCCAGGTAGATCCGAACGTGCATCCCCGTCGTCGTAGACGTCGTCGGGGTGTCGAAGATGATCGCCATTCCGATGCGCTGGTGCCCTGACCACGCGCCCCAGATCGTGTTCGAATGGGCGGATCCGACACGGCGGTCGCTCAGATTCCCAAGCCAAGTCATGCGATCTCCTTACTCGGCCGGAATGCGAATCCAGAATGCCGACCCGTACGGCCCGGAATGTGACGGTGTTGCGTTCTGAGTGAACGGCTTGATCCCATTCGCTGTGTCAGCGTCGTCCGCCTCCGCCACCGCCGAAGTGATCTTCGTGCCGGACAGGCCGACCACCTCATCATCACCGATGTTCGTGATCGTGTTGCTGTCCGCGTCGATCGTCTTCGTCGAGAGAGTCTGCTCCGAGTTCGTGTCAACGAGATTGCCTGTGTCCGCGATGCCGTGGACCGAAGTGGTGTCCGCCTCATGCGCCTCGCGCGCGGCCGTCTCCGACACCATGTAGTCGAAGAGTTCCTGAGCCCGCCCACCGATGAACATGTGGCGCACCGAAGCGCCAGGGTTGTGCGTCGTGGCCACCGTGCCATCCTGACCACGAAGAACCGTCACCTCGTTCGTCATGTCGTCGACGGCTGTGGCGGTGACGATCTCCTCGTTCGACTCGCCCGGGTCGATCACCAGATCGAAGTCCGGATCAGGCAGGCCCGTAATTGCGTCCAGATCAAGGATCGTGTCCCCGGCGCCGATGGCGCCATTGAGGAACATCTCGATCGTGATGCTGGAGAAGTTAATTGCCAAAGCGAGGCACCTCCCGGTGAACCCTGATCGGGTAGTCCTGGCGCAGCCGGAACTGCTCCTGAGCGAGCCGCTCCTGATACTGCTGCTGAAGCTGGCGGGCAACCTGCGCGGGCAGTGACGCCGGAGCGGACTGAGCGTCCAGGCGAGCCTCTGCCGCGTTCCTCGGCGCCCGCGCAGTCGCGAAGTAGGTGAGGAACTTCGCCGCGATTCCCAGAGACAGGATCTCCTTCGAGTTCGAGGAAAGTCCTGTCACTGTCTCGAAGTCGTCGAAAGCCTCGACCTCATCCGTGGGTGCGGCAGCGTAGACGACGCGGACAAGATCATTCTTGTTCGCGAACGGGATCTCCAGGCCGTTACCGGCCATCGGATCCCAGCGCCACACTTCCTGCTGGATCCACTTGTTGATCAGCGCGTCCATGATGTACACGGAGACGATGCCTGCCGCCTCGTCCGGCACCTTGAAAGGCACTGGGTAAGTCGTAGTGACCGGCTCTTCACCCTCCTCATCAGACTCCACGACAGGAACGTCGTAGAAGCCCTCGAAGGACTTCACCGCGTAGACGGCAGGGTAGAGATCGAGGATTCCAGCGCGGAACTCACGCAGGATCGCCGAGGATGGGAATGTCGGGTCAATGCGCACTTCGGCGCCAGCCGTATGGACCGCCGCCTGCGAACCGGCGTAGCCGCGCCCGAACGTGTACACGTTCAGGACATTCTCCTCAGAGTTGCGCACGCGGATGCGCTCATAGTCGATCTCGATGACACCGGGGCCAATGGCCGTCGTGTCGGTGACGTGGACTTGCCGGGGGACAGGGTTCCCGGTTTCGGGGTTGATGAAATCGGCGGTCAGATCAGCGGCCAGCTCGGTCGAGTTGTCCTGATAGAGGCCCGTACCCGCCAGCCGGTCCCTGATGTCCCGCACGATTTCATCAACCAGCATGTCAGATGCGCCCCTCGTTCAGTCGCTTCTGGAGGGCCATCACGGTCCGTGACCGGCGCGAGATCACGCCGTCCGCAGTGACGCCCACCCGGCGCTGAAGCGCCTTGATGGTCTTCGGCCCGATGAATCCGTCAGGCTTCACGCCGAGCTTCCGCTGAAGCGCAGCGACGACCCTCGAACCCTTGGGGTTCGAGACCCACTTCCAGCCCGTGGTGAGGCCAGGGTTTCGGGTCCGCCATGTGCGGGACTGCGAAGACACTTCACCGTCCTGCGGCGTGCCCAGCACCTTCTGGAGGCGCTTCGTGGTCGAACGACCCCAGAAGCCGTCCACCTTGATGTGTGCGGGCTTCGTCAACACCGGGTTGCTCACAGGGGCCGCGCCCTCGGCGTGGCGGGCGTCCACGCGCTTGCGGATGTCCGCAGCAGACCACACGCCAGGACAGGCCGTCGCCGACACATCACGGTGCTCGATGATGCGGAACCGGAGCCCGTACTTCTTCTCCTTGCGGTAGATGTACTCCACCGCAGCGTCCCGCGTCAGGCCCTGAGCGTCGGGGTCGAGCTCCAGACCGATCGAGCGCAGGTTCGTGACTCGGTCACCTGAATGCCAGGCACCGTTGTTGTCGCTGACGATCTCGCAGACGCGCCGACCAGAGATGACGGCAGTCGCCGAAGAGAGGCCACCGAGCCGGGACAGGTAGCGGGCGACGCCAAACACGTCGTCGTCCTTGTAGGAGTCGCCGAAGTGGTCCGGGTCACCCCACCAGTGGATCACAACGGTGTCGAGCGTGTAGCCGCCTCGACCTCGCCAGAAGTTCCCCGAGCGAATGCTCGTGATGATGTTCAGCTTCATGACACTCCGTACTTCTTCTTCGCGCCCTCCAGGGCTTCGCGATCACGCATGGCCTTGTCGACGGCTGCGTGTGTAGGGGCCTCGGGGTTCAGGCCCGCGTCGTCGGCTGCGCGGTATCGCGCAAGTTCACGGCCGAGCTTCCTGTCGGCGCCCATGATGCCAGCGCCGTCCACGGCGATGTTCGCGGAGCGAGCGCACTCGCCCCACGAACGGTGGTCGCGGGTCAGGCAGCCGGATCGGCACCGGGAGCCGCGCTTCACGCCTCTGGTCATGTCACTCGCTCACCGGCAGGTCGAAGCCCTCGGGCCGGTTGGTGTTCCCGGCAGCGACGAAGCCGAACGCGGCACCCACGTACAGGACAGCCTCGTTCACGTCGGCCAGGACCGCAGCGACTGCACCGCCGTCACCGACGAAGATGTTCGTGGCGCCCAGCGCGACCAGCGCGATGGCAAAGACCAGATACGCCTTCTGGCGAACGTCCTCGGGGACGAGATCCTTCAGCATCAGACAATCTCCCTGTTCTGCTCTGCCGCAAGCTCGTCGGCGAAGCGGTAGTACTTCTCAGACTTCGTCGCGTGTTCGCCGAAGTCCATGCGGATCTCCGTAAGAACGTTGGCCATCTCAGCTACATTCCCAGCCATCCGCGCCATCTGGGTTTCCATCCTCGCCGTCCGGTCCACGACGGACTTGCCAGAGTTCGGCTGCATCTCGTGGTGGATGTCGTCGACCTTCTTGCCGGAGCGTCGGGAGTTCACCCACGCAGAGATCCCCGTGATGATCGCGATCGTGATCGCGGTCAATGACGTGATGAGTGCAACTACGACTTCGGGACTATTGAGCATAGGGATCGATCTGCCTCGGGACCGAAGACTGGACACAGTCGGCACCACGAGAGATGGCGGTGTCTGCGTCAGCCTGCGACGTGGTGCCGTGAGTCCAGATCGGCTTCCCTGTGTCCATCAGGTCGTCGTAGTACGTCTGCGCGGCGGTAGCGTCGATGCCGACAATCGTCACGTCATCCACGCCCGAAGGCGGGTTTCCCTCGCCGGGAGTGTCGGGCCACTCGCCCTGGAAGAACGGGCGGAACGACTCGTAGCCGCGAGCGGTCAGACCATTCCACCAGTTCGGCGAATGGCCGACGTACTTGCCCACCCAGCGAGCGTTCCCGCCGTATGAGTCCATCAGGTCCAGGAGCTCCGGGTAGTGCTCAGGATCGATGTGCTTCGGATCCACGATGAGATTGTGCGAAGCCGAGTAGGCTTCCGCCAGCTCCTCCAGGCGCATATACGGCTCCGAAGGAGTGTTCACGCCAGCCGGGGGAAGGATGACCTCCTGCTGGACCTCCGCCCACGTCATCTCTGAAGCCTCCGGGAAGTCGCCACCCGATGTGCGGTCCATGTCGATGTCATGCAGGCCGAAGTACACGCCATCCGATGTGCGGGCTATGGAACACTCCAGCATTCCGTAACCCTGGTAGACAGACTGCGTGTAAGAACGCAGGCTCTCCTCCGGATACTCCAGCCCTCCGCCACGGTGGGCGGCGAAGTACAGCGGAAGAGCCATCATCTCCTGCACCGACGTGTAACGCTGAGGCATGTAGGCGGCGCGCACGATCTGCCGTGAGCTGCCGAGTCCGTCAGCGATGGCCATGGAGGCGATCGACTCTTCGAGCTCGGTCACCTCCCAGCGAACCACGTTCTGGATCGTCATCCCAGATCCTCGGGGATTGCGGCGATGCGGTACTGCCGGTTCACCGGCGTTGCCCCCTCACCCGTCCAATGCACCGTCAGCGGCGTGTACGGGGAGCTCGCCGGGGTCTCCTCACCCTCCGGCACGAGGCGGGACACTGCCAGCATCGTCCACAGACCGTCTCCCGACGTGCCCGTGATCTCGGCAGTCGTGCCCCACTCGTTCAGCCCGGCCGACGACTTGTCGAACACCGGCGTCGTCCGGTTCGCGCCATGCTCCGACGCAATCAGGCACTTGACCATGAGTCGCGTGTCGAACGTCGGCGACAGGGGGTTCACGTTCATGTAGTGGTCGGGATCGTCGTGGTTGTCCTCGGACAGCGTGTTCGCCGTCCGGTTCCCGTTCGCGCTGTACGCGGGCGGCGTGTCCATGTCCGCATTCGTGACACGGAACAAGATGCCCATCTCGTTCGGCGAGGCTGTCCCGGAAGTACCCGTCCATGCCCACGAAGACGGCAGAGCATCCAGCTCTGTCTGATCGTTGATGTAGAGGCTGTACAGGCCCAGTCGGGCCGGGACGTCGAACAGTTCCGTCCAGCCCGAGGGCGTCGAGATGTCCGACACGTTGTCCAGCCACACCCACGCCATCAGTGTGTCGCCGACTGCCGCGTTCGCGGGCTTCGTCAGCGTGCACTCGGCAGCATTCGCCGAGCCCTGATCCGAGAACGTGGACACATTGCCAGGGCCGGCCTTCACGCCGAAAGCGTTCGGGTCCAGGTTCTCCAGGAATGCGATGAGCTGACCGGCAGGAGTTCCTACCGGGATCGGATCGCCATCGGTGACCGTGATCACGCCACCAGCGGACGTCTGAAGCGCGGACACTCGATCGTCAAGATCCTGAAGGTTCGCATTCTGCTGCTCACCCCAGACGTCGTTCGACGCGGGGGTGATGAGGTTGAGTGCCATTAGCGCCCGTACACTCCTGTACCGTAGGTTCCGAGACCGTAGCCGACAGGGTCGTCCCCGCCGTCGACAGTTCCGTCGTCGTATACAAGTTCGCCGTAACCGGCCGATGTGAGGAGTGCGCCCTGCTCGGCTGTGATTGGCGTTGTGCCGCCGAGGAAGATCGCACTCGCCTTCCCGAACGCTTCACCGGGAACATGTGCCACAGTGAACACTTGACCATCTACGATGATCACGCCGAGAGGAACGTTCTTCTTCAGACGGTAGAACAGCTTGTCCTGGTCCTCATCCTTCGGGACCCACGGCTGCTCAACTGTCGGGTTCTCGAAGACTAGAACCATGATGCCTCCTGGTACGACGAAGGGGTGGGGCTCAGCCCCACCCCTTCGGTCATCAGCGGATCAGCCGCGACCGCTGGACGAGACCGTGACGTCGATCGCCAGGGGCTCGTAGACGGCGAACCCGAGGGTCGCCTTCCAGCCGAGGCCGAAGAACCGGCGCAGACCGTCCGTCTGCGGGGCGATGACCGTGGTCACATCCCGCAGCACGTGCTGGGCCAGGGCGTCCTGACCGAACCAGTAGGAACGGTAGGTGCCGTCCGTGCTGGTCGACTCGCCCGTGCGGACGCGGTTGTTGGACAGGAAGCGGAAGCCCTCGAAGATCCCCAGCTCGTTGGGGAGCATCTTCAGGTCAGGCGCGTTCATGTAGTCCTTCGCGTCGCGCCATCCGGCCGAACCGGCCTCCTCGCGGAGGTCAGCCAGGACGCGGGGGTGAGCCACGCAGACGTAGTTCTGGCGGTCCCAGGTGAGAACGTTGTTCTCCAGGAACGAGACACCACGGTTCCGGACCGTCTCGGCGGTGATGTTGTCGCCAGCCACCAGCGCGTCATGCGCTGCCTGGTAGGCGGCCGAGTCCACTCGGGTCTCGACACCACCGTCCACGATGATCAGGCCGTAGCCGTCCGTGTCACCAGTCAGGAGCTCCGTCGCGATGTCGGTCTGGAGCTTCTCGTCGATGGTCTTGCCAGCATCGTCCGCCAGGAGGCGAACCAGGTACTGGTCGAAGGGCACCATCGCGGAGTCCTCGAAGTACTGCGTGTGCGTGATCAGGCGGCCGTACTCGGTCGCGGTGATCACGATGTCGAGCGGGCTGGGCACGTCGACCGGCGTGACGTCGGTCTCTTCGTCCAGCTCGGCCGCAGTGGTCGTGGTCTCGTTCACGTCCAGGTACTGGAACTTCTGGAGAACGATGGTGTGCGACCGGTGGTCCGGCGCGATCGAGCTGCGCGTCACGAAGTTGCGCAGGATGGGCATCGAGTTCAGCTCATACATGAACGCCAGGTCGTAGGCGTCCTTGATGATACCGGCCTGCGTGCCCGAGGTACCCAGGGCCAGCGACGGCTGCGCCTGAGCGCTGAACTGGATGTTATCGGAGACAGGAAGAACCATTAGGGCTACCCTCCTCTAGGGTATCACACGACGCGCCCCGAAAGGTTTTGCGCGCCGAGAAGCTTGTTGAGTTCTGCGAGGCCACCGTTCTGAAGCGCCTCGGTCAGGTTCGCCTGTCCGAACTGTGTCACACCACCAGGCCCGGTCGCTGTATTCTGGGCCATGGTCTGGTCGATCTGCGCGAGACCCTGGATGTTCTCCGGGACCTGCGCCTGCGCCTGCATTGGCGCACCGGCCTGACCTGCCTGAACCTCGGCACCCTGGCTGTTCTCGACCTTCGGGAGGTGGTCGCCGAACTTCTCCAGCCACTCCTTCGCGTTGGCACCTTCCGGCACCATGTCCTTCACGATGGGGTCGTAGCCCTTGAAAAGCTCGTCTGCGGTCTTCGCGTTCTGAGCGGCCTCCAGAGCCCCAAGTCGCTGAGCCAGCGCCTTGTTCTCTTCGTTCACCTTCTCAGCCCACGCTCGCAGTGCGCCACCGGAGTTGCCTCCGTTGTCCTGGAAGTCGCCAGCGGGAAACTCAGTAGACATGCTAAACCTCTCACCCTGTTGATTCGTTCGCCGCCCTAACCCATGCCCAGAGGAAGCCTAGGTCGCTGCAACTGCCGGTCTACGTTCACATACCGGGGCCGGTCGATCCGGTAATGGGTCCTCCTAGCGGGATTTGAACCCGCGACCTCCACCGTGACAGGGTGGCGAGCACTCCAGACTGCTCTATAGAAGGTTGGCACAGCCCCCAGGACTCGAACCTGGATCGCCGGTTTTGGAGACCGGTGTTCTTCCATTGAACTAGGGCCATACGCTGACCACCCAGGACTCGAACCTGGAACCACCAGATTAACAATCTGGTGCTCTGCCATTGAGCTAGTGATCATCAAGTTGCGGAGGCAGGATTTGAACCTGCGACAAACGGAATATGAGTCCGCTGAGCTACCTAGCTGCTCCACTCCGCATCGGACGCCTGGCATAACCAGACGTCCAGACGTGCTATTCCTAACCCTCCCCGACTCGTGCCGACGTGAGCGTCTGCGCGCCGATCCCTGCGCCTCCACCGAACCGCGCGCGCTCCTGCGAAGCGAGTCGGCCGATGCGTCGAGTGACGCCACCCTCCTGCTCGAAGGTGGCTGCCACCACCTCGGCGTCGCTGAACTGGTCGCCCGTAAGTGCGCCCAGACGGTTCGCGTCCTGCTGAAGCGTCCGCGCCTGCTGAAGGCCGGAGGCTGCCTGATCCGCCTCGATGCCGAGGGACTGGAGCCGCTCTGCAATCTGCTGGTTCGCGCCGAAACCGGCCTGGATCTGCTCGGCGCCAATCTGCGCCGTCTCGTACTGCTGCTGGATCGTCGTCACGGCGCGATCTGGGTCCAGGGCGTAGGCGACGAGGTCACCATCCGTGTACCACTGATTCACTACGGCCCGCACGTTCGGGTCCAGGTTGTGGATCACATCCTTCGCCGCGTTCACGCGCGCTGACACCTCGTTCGGCGAGACGTCGTTCGAGATGAAGTTCGTGAAGTCGTCCGTCTGGTCGTAGAAGCCGATCGGCATGCCCGCGAGGCGCATCACCTCGCGGTACTGGTCCTCCATGGCCAGGTACTCTGCCGGGTCCAGGACGGGCAAGCCAGCGGCTGCTCGGCGTTCGTTGCCCGCGAAGCGCTTCTTGTAAGCTTCCGTCTTCTGGAGCTCCAGCATGATCGTGTCGACGGAGAAGTCGTTCCGGATGAACTTCACGACCTCGTCGGCGAGGCTTCCGAGCCCCCAGGAGTTCAGGATGCCACGGATGTACGAGAAGATGTCCCGATCGGAGCCAGTCAGCGCCGCGCCGGGGTCAGGGCTGGGTGCCGTGCGCGTCCCGGGCGTGTACTGCCGCGCGCTCGACGGGTCAAACGTCGGTAGGTCCTGGCCAGGACCAGGAAGGGTGCTCGTCGGTGGGCGCACCACGGTGGGCGAGGCCCCAGGGAGGCTGCTGTAGATGTCGCTCATATCGTCTTCCCGAATGCGTCGCCGAGGGCCCTCAACACCTGCGAGCCCTGATCCTGAGCACCCTGCGTCGCGGCGAACCGGTCATCCTTGCGCAGGTCCAGATTGAACTGCCACAGAGACTTCTGGGTCGCCTTCTTCGTCTCCGGGTCCCGGTAGTTCAGTGCGTTCTGGATGCTCCTGTCCTTCAGTGTCAGCGCCTCCGGCGACAGCTCCAGCGTCGACGCCATCTGCTGGACGTACGGGTCGGCGATCTCTGCCATCGTCTCCCCCGCCTCGATGCGCTCTCTGAACTGCGGGTAGGCGGAGCCAGCCATCTTGCGAATCTTGTCCAGGATCGAGTCTGGGGCGGTCTGACCGCCCGCGACGCGAGACGCCCACGCGCTGATCGCCTTGTTGGAGATGTTCACCCCCATGTCCATCGCATACTGGTGGAACTCCGTCTCCGCCGCTGCGGCAGCACCGTAGAGCTGACCCCTCGAAGCGCGGATGTACGACTGGAGTCCGGACTGGAGCTGAGCGTCATTCCACCCATACTTGATCATGTTCTCGGCAACGCGTCGCGCCTGCTTCGGATTGATCAGTGCGCCCATCTGCGTGGCGCGCGCCTGCACGGTGGCCGTCGCCGAATCGACCTGGCGCTTCCAGGTGCCCGGGTCTGTGGTTCGCTGAAGGAGGGCCGCGCGAGCGGCCTCACCGTTCTGCTTGTACCACTTCGACTGCTTGACCTCGGTCTGGAACTTCTCCGGAGTCCAGTTGTTCGCGATGGCTCGCCGGAAGAGGTTCTTCAGTTCCGGCACCGCATTTAGTGTCGCCTGAGCGTAGCCGTACTCGTCGGCGTACTCCTCCGCCTTCCGGTTGTTCTCCCGGGTGCGGTTGTTGTCGTCCGACGACCAGTTGTTCAGCGCGGAAGAGGTCTGCGGGCCATGTACGCCATCAGGGGCCACCCCAGCCGCACGCTGGAAGCTGATCAGGGCTGCCTGAGTGGCAGGCCCGAAGACCCCGTCAGCGGCGCCGGGATTGAACCCGGCCGCCTTCAGCTTGCGCTGAAGGGCCCGGACGTCGTCTCCGCTCGATCCAAGCCTAAGCATTCATCCTCCTACAGTGCCGAGTATCCGGTCGGCCCACCGGTGAGCTGTGTGCGGTCATGCACTGAAGAGCCTTCCAGGTAGCGCCGAGCCCACATGCCGTTGCGGCGGACCTTCGTGACCCGAACTGGCGCTCCCGGCTGAAGGGCCTCGATCATGAGGCCATCTCCGATGTACATGGCAACGTGGTCAGCTCCGGCATTCCTCGATGAGTTGTCCCAGAACAGAAGGTCCCCCACCTTCAGCTTACGCTCATCCACAGCGGCCCCTCCGCGCGCCTGCGCGGCAGAGAAGTGTGGGACGTTCACGCCGAACTTCTGCATGATCAGCTTCGTCAGTCCAGAACAATCCACGCCTAGAGCTGATTCCCCACCCCAGACATACGGGGTGCCGATGAACTTCTTCGCGTAGTTGATCAGGGCGCTGTTGCCGCCGAGGGCGGCATTGTACTCGCCCTCGGAGAAGTTGACACGCCCCTCGGTGATGGTCGACTGGCTCTGCGCGTTTCGCCGCTCATCGGCAAGGGCCTCAGCGTTCTGCTGGGCAATCTCCTCTGCCCGCGCCTCGCGCTGACGCTCTTCGGCAAGGGCGACCGGATCGACGGCGTCCTGCCGATCGGTGATGTCCTGGATGGGCCCGAACTGAGGCGAGGAGCCGATGCCAGCGGCGAGCTGGTTGACAGCACTGATCTCCTCCAGGCTGGTCCCCATTTCGCTCATCAGAAGCTACCCGTCTGCACCGGTGAGGCGATGACACCCTCCAGGGCATTCATGTACGTCATGCCCGCCTGCATCTCCACAAAGTCCGGCGCCGAACGCGCGAAGTCGATCGCCTGCTGGAGCGGGTCGATACCGCCCTCGGTGCGCGTGTCGGTCTCCACGGATGTGTCGTAACCATCCTCATCCACGCCGACGATCGTCTCTGTCGCAGTCGAAGTCGTCGTGACCGGAGCCAGCTCCTGCGAGCGGTTCAGGGATGCCAGGAACTCGTTGAACTGCTCGTCCGAAGCATCACGGCCCAGGTACTCGGCGAGAACCTGGTTGATGAGGCGTCGAGCCTCACCCGGGTTCGTCAGATCGACATTCCGGTTGACAGTGGTGCGGGTCGTCTGGTCGCCGACCTGAGGCTCGCGGGCCTCCTCCGGGTCGCCGGGGGCTCGCCCTCGTCCGGCGAGATAGGCAACAGCCTCCTCCTCCATCCCGGAGTCCTTGACAAGCTGCTCCCAGACGGAGTTCAGGTCACCCCTAAAGCCTGCCACATTGTAGTTCGCGGCTTCAGTGAGGAACTGGGTGAATGCGCCCTGGATGCTGAATGCGTCAGCATCGGAACGGATCCAGCCTGCGGCAACCAGTCGCTCGGTCCAGCGGGAGCGGTACTCCTCATCGGTGTACCACTTGTTCATGATCTCTTCCGGAGTTTCCGTCTCCGGCATCATGGTCTGGGTCGGGATGCCACCAGTCAGGAACGGTGCAGTGCCAGGAACTTCGCCGCCAGTCTGGAACGCGGCAAGATCCCACGGGTCCTGCCGCTGATTGGGATCCAGGCCGAACTGGGCGAAGCTGGACTGGACGGCCGACAGGAGTCCGGGGTCAATGCCCGCCCCGCCGCCGATCTGGCCCTCCGGTGCGGTGATACTCACGCTACCGCCTCTCCGAGGGTGTCATACTGGAGCACCCTGTTGTAGATCTGATCGAAGCCAGGATTGGCCTCCGCCTTCAGCTGCCCCACAACGGTCTCCCACGCGGCGGCGAGTGCCAAGCGCTCGATGCTCGTCGAGGACGATACGCCCTCTGCCGCCGAAGGCAGCGTGGTAATTCCGTAGAGAGCCATGATCTGCTGGAACTGCGAACGCAGGTTCGTGTATTCCTGAACCATCTGAAGGTCGCGGCGGTCTGCGCCTCCCTTCATCTTCGGGATGTTCCGTTCCATGTAGCCGAGGAAGCGCACCGGCTGGTCTGAACCGAAGCCCTGCTGGAACTCGTCCCACCAGACACGGTTGTCGGCTGAGAGCTCCTGGAAGCGCTTCTCCTTCTCATCCTTCAGCGCGACGGCCGCAGGGTCGGTGGAACGGAGCGACGTGACGCCGTTCTGCTCCATCTTCGCCTCGATGTCGTTCGAGATGGCCGACCAGGCGGCCCACCCCTCGTTGATGCGAGCCTCACGGAGCGCCGTCTGCGGGTCGCCCTGCTCGCGCCAGCGGACGTTCGTCGAGGCGTCGATGGTGTTCGCCATCTGCTGGTTGTAGACGTTCGAGTTGAACGCCTCATCGCCTGCCGGTCCGGCCACGGCCCAGCCCCACTCGGGAGCCTCTGCCACCAGGCGCCGGTTGTCCAGTGCGTTCTGGTAGGCCGAAGAGGTCGCCGAGATGCCCGTGTTGTTGACGGACAGGGACACGCCCATGTGGGCGTACTCGGGGAAGTCTTCCGCGAACTTGTTCGAGGCGTCGTGCCCGTACTCCTCGATGTACTGGAGGTACTTCTGGCGGTACCAGTCCAGCTCTGGCGTGCCGGACATGGAGAACGGGGAGACCGTGGTGCCGAAGGCGCGCACCCACAGGTCGCCGCGCAGGCGACTCTCCGCCTCTGCCTGGATGCCCTGGAGGTCGTTCAGATCCTTGCCGTCCTGTGCCCACTCGACCATCGTCTGGTTCATGTAGATGGCCAGCTTCTGCTGGGCCGTCTCGGAGGACTGGCCGCCCCACACGGACTCCAGGGCCTGTGCCATGGTGTTGAAGTGGTTCGGCGCAGCCTGCTCCAGAGGAGTCCCGCGAGTCAGGCCGAAGCCCTGAGTGACCCAGTCTCCGATCGGAGACTCGATGATCTCCCGGCCAGGGCCTTCCCAGTGCAGCGCGAGCTGGTTCGCCGGGATGGCGATGAGCGGACCAGAGCCAGGCAGCCACCACGGGCTGCCGCCCCAGGAGACGTTCGCCGACGCGACAGAGAAGCGCAGCTCGTCCTGGTGCTCTAGTGGCCCACGCTTCGCCCAGGAGGGCAGCGACAGGACCATGTAGCCCTCGCCCTCTCGCTTCTCCCGGAACTCCTCGCCGATTGAGCCGTCCTGGTTGCGCCGAGCCACCATGCCATTCGGCATGATGATGCCCTGATCGTTCGTGACGATCGGAGCGTACTTCTCCGGCGATGCCACCAGGCGCGCGGCGGCCAGCGTGGCTACCGGGTGCTCCGAGCCGATCTTCAGCCACTTTCGCATCGAGTCTTCCCATGCAGGGAAGAATGGCAACAGGGCGCGCGTGGCTGCGTGGCCTGACATGGCGGACTGCTGGCGAGTGTCGAAGGCGTACTGGGCTACCTTGCGACGGGCTCGTCCTGCGACCCGCTTGCGCAGTTCGTTGATCTGTCGGACCGTCATGTCGCCCTCGGCGATGACGCCGGTCGTAGCCTTCGACCACTCCTCGTCCCAGAACAGGCGGTAGTGCGGCGACTGCGAGAACGCAACCTCCGGCTGCTCACCGGCCCACTTGAACCACCACTGCTGGAAGCGCTCCAGGTTCGATTCCTGGAGCCTGCGGATGGACTGGCGGCCCACGCCGCCACCACGGCCCAGGTTGCCCAGCAGGGCCGTCTCGTCAAGCGCCTGCGTCGGCAGCGCGGGGAGGCGGTAGTCCTTCTCGACGGCGCCACCCTCGACCTGCCGCTGGATCACCTCGATCAGCTTCTCTGCGCCCTCCTCCGAGATGGTGCCACCAGTCGCGAAACGTGCTCGCGTCGACTGGAACGGGAGCAGGAGATCCACGGTCTTCTTGATGCGCAGGGCTGCCATCAGCTCGCGATCAGCGCCCGCGTCACGGATGCGACCACGGTACTCGTCGACGTTGCGCTGGTACTCGCCCGGCGTCGCGTAGCGCAGGAAGCCCGCCTCGCGCAGGGACTCGTACTCCGCCTTGTCGAGGATATCGTCCGGAGTGTAGCCCAGTTCCTCGCGGACCTTCTCGTAGAAGGCATCGGCCCGGTCGAAGTCCGGGGTGGACTGATAGCCATAGCGCTCCACGTGGGTCGCGTCCGGCTCGCGGTGGGACTTCAGCGGAACCCTGCGGCTCTTCAGCGGCGGCCCCTCGGCCCGCTCGATGCCCTCCGCGTCGAGGATCTCATCGATGATGCCGTTGACCTTCGCATTGAAGCGCTCCAGATCCTTGCCGCTCAGGCCGGCAGCCTGCCCCTGGTTGTCAACGTCACCCTTTGTGATCTCGGCGAAGGAGTACAGAGCGTCCTCGCGGTCATTGGCGCGGTTTAGCGCCGACTGGAGGGCCTGCTGCGGTGTAGAGGTCTCCACGCCAAGATCCTGTACCGCGTTCCAGGCAGGGCCCTCGGCCTCCACGGCCAGGACAGCCCTGTTGCCGTCGCGGGTCGGACGGATGTCCAGCGCGGGCAGGTAGAACAGGCGGGCCAGATTGTTGGCCGCAATCACCTCGCGCGCGCGCGACTCGCTCGCCGGGCGCACCACGTTGTAGTTGAGGGCGCCCTTGTTGTAATGGCCCTTCTGGAAGCCCTTGCGGAAGGATGCCAGGTCGTCCCACTGATCGAACTCGCGCGCAGGCGTGGGGCCAGCAAGCGTGTAGCGGGCAGCATCCTTGACGGTCGTCGGCACCTCGCGGATGCGCTCCTCCAGCCGCGCCGGGCTGTATGGGCGTTCCGACTCCGCGTTCGTCGGGTCCGAGCCGTAGAAGGCGTACCGGCCGCGCCGGTCCTGCTCGAACGCGGAGAACAGGCGGGAGCCCTCCGGGTCACTGCGCAGCCAGTCGGCCAGCTTCTCGGCGGACCGGCCCTCCATCGCCTTCAGATAGATGGGGTCCTTGGCAAGCGTCGTGTTGATGTAGCGAGTCATCGCAGAGACGTACTCGCCGTGGGTCTCGGGAGAGTAGGCGACTTCCTTCGTGCCGCCCAGCTCGCGCAGGAGCTGTCGGAGGCGAGCGTTCTTCGCAGTGCCGAACACGCCATCCAGGATCTCGTGCGACACGTCGGTGCCGTGCGCGTCCTGGAAGTCCTTCAGGACGTCCCGGTAGGCGTCGGCGACCTTGGGTGGGAGCGACATCCCGTCAGCGGTGATCCCGAAAGATGACCCGGAGGTCTCGCGCAGGACAGTGGAGCCTCGCTGAACCCGCTTGTTCAGCTCTTCCGGATCCGCACCGGCCTCAACGGCCTTCTCCAGCCACGTCTCGTAGTCCTCGCCGATCAGCGCCTCGCGAGTCTGGATGCGCTCGAACAGCTCCCCCAGGCGCTCATTCGCAGCCGCCAGGGATTCGTCGTCGAGGTGCCGCTGGTTCAGGATCGACTCGGGCAGGTTCGGGACTCGACGTCCGTCGATCGCATCCGGCGAATTCGCCGGGATGGTGCCCGTGTTCACCATGCGCGCCTTGATGACCTTCGTGCCATCCTTCTCCGCGATAGAACGGACCTGGATGCGGCCCGAAGACAGCACCTCGGAACCGCCCGTGCGGATCAGACGGTCAAGTTCCACTCCGCGAACCGGTCCGTCAATGTCCAGCACGACACGCTTCGTCGAGGGAGCGTCAGCAGAGTCCAGTTCGGAGTAGTTCACCGCCTGGCCGCGATCCTTAGTCCACGACCAGACGGGAGTCTCGAAGACATCGCCTTCCTTCAGCCCGTCGACCATCTTCGACCATGCGCCGTAGTCGTCGAGGGAGTCAGGGTCGATGCGGAAGCCACGGTGCAGCTCAGAGCCCACCAGCGGGGACTGCCGGATCATCTTGCCGACCTGGTCCAGGAAGTACTCGCGCTGGCGCGGACCCATGTTGCGAAGGGAGAAGCTGTCACCCTTCGTTACCCACTGCGCGGTTGCGTTCAGCATCCGCACCTCATCCTCGGTGAGAGTGCGGCCAAAGTGCTTCTTCGCGTTCTCGCGAACGAAACGAAGCTGGTCGCCCGTGAGGGCGAAGTCCTTGCCGAAGGTCTCCGGCTGGACGGGCTTGGCGGGCTGGCCGACGCCAGGAGCCTTCACGTCGACGATCTGGAAGCCGTTGCCGGACGCGGGAAACCCGGGTACCATGGCGGTGCGGGATGCTTCGATCTGGTCAGCCAGGTTCTCGTACTGCTCCTTCAGGGAAGGCAGCTCCAGGTGGGCCTTCAGGGACTCCGTGGCGAAGTCCGCCTCGCCCTGAGTGACCCGAGCGGTGTTCCGGACGCCGTTGCCCATCGCCCTCGCGCCGACCATGAGCGCAGCATCCACGCCGTCCTTGACGGCAAAGCGCATCACCGACTCGATCGCGTTACGGATCGCGTACGCGGGCCGCAGGAGCATGAGACGGTGCAGGAACTCGGCGCTGGCCACGACCGTCTCGGCCGAATTGCGGGCCAGGGTGCGCGCTGCTACGGCTGTCTCGCTACGCGGGACATATGCAGTACCGTTCTGCCCCCATGCCTCCGTGTACGCCTCCGGCGTGTACGACTGCGCGATGCGGTTCTCGACATCGTTGTAGTCGATGACGTCAGCCTGCCGCTTGTAGCGGTCGCTGAACACTCGACGGACCTCAGTGAAGTCCGGGAGCGCGTACACGTTGCGCAGCCCACCCTCGTCGAGGTTCTTGGCGATGGCCGGGTCGATCACACGGAGCACGCCTGTAGTCTGCGACATCCAGCCGACAGGCTTGCCTGTGTCGCGGGCGTTCTTCGCGGTCGCCATCGCGTCGGCGATGTCGTCAGCGTTCAGGCGCCGGGCGGACAGATACTCCGCCATGACCTCCTGGCGAGTCTTCGTCGGGTTCGCGTAGGCGTCACCGAGCCACTCGGCAATGACATCGTCCAGCTCTTCCAGGATGCGCGCACGCTCTGCCGCTCCGCGCGTGGAGCCAAGCCCTTCTGTGGCTGCATAGCGCGACGTGATCGCATTGGAGGCTGCGACATAGGAGCGCTGACGCTCCTCGGTCAGGCCCACCTTCCGGCCGTGCTTGGCGATCTCGCGCTGGAAGCGGCGCACCGCCGCGTTCACGAACGTGTTCGACAGCGGGTCGTCGAGGCGGATCGCGTTCGGGATCCGGTCGCCGGTGAAGATGTGGACCGGTGATGTGAACGCGCCAGCCTTCACGATCCCCGCGTGCCCGAGAGGCTTCTCGCCCCACCGGGCGGCAAGCTCGCTGTTCGCGTGCTCGCGAAGGCCCTGCTGCGTGAAGCCGGGGAGCTCCTGGATCCGGCCTCGTGACTGGCGAGCGACCTCGGAGACGATGTCGTCGGAGGCGAACACGGCCTCCTGGTTCTTGAGTCCACTAGAGGCGTATGCCAGTTCCTGGCCGGAGGTCGCCTCGTCGAGGGCTCGCTGCCACGCCTGCTCAGATGACTTCAGGCGGTCGAAGACCTGCTGAGAGGCTTCTGGCGTGAGACGGTAGCCCGCAGCACGGGTAGCCGTCATCTTGCCCATGATGTCGCGCATTGCCTTGGGGGAGTTCTCCACCGCGTTGCGCTCGGCCTTCAGCCACCCGTCAGCCTTGTAGATGTCCGAGGGCCGGAGGCTGAGCTGGCGGAGACGCGGGTGCGCGAGGATCGTGTCCATCCGCAGTCCGTGCTCGTATCCCTCCATGACGTTGTGGAGGCTCTGGTAGGTGGTGAGGTAGTTCTGCTTCACCGTCCGGATCGCCTGGCGGCTTCCCGCCATGGCGTAGATGGCGTCCTTCATCTCCCGACGCGCGGCAGCCTCGGTCTTGCCCCCAGGACGGACGTCGTCCCAGACGTCCTTGAACACCGCCGACATGACGCCCTGGTCGTCCAGGGCGTCAAACAGCGGGTTGTTGCGGGTGACGGTTCCGGCGAGGTTCGAGCCGTTACGGGAGAACTGAATGTACTCGTCGACAGATTGGCCGACGAGGCGGTTCAGACGTCGCACCCGATGGTCGGCAATCTTGCCGCGCACCGAGTTGGTGACATTCTGGGGGCTGAGAGCGTTCGGCCCCTTCATGACATCGTTGACAAGCTCGACGTTCTGCGGCATCTGGCCGCCCTGGCGAGACATGGTGAAGGCTCGGTCGACATCGCCCGGCTGAAGAGTGCGCATCACCTGCGATGCCTTCGACGCACCAAGAGTGACAGCGTTCAGCGGGTCCGTGACGACATCGTAGCCGAAGTCGACCAGCCCCCAGGTGAAGCGGTCACGGATGCCGCGCTCGTACAGATCCTGATACTTGCGCTCGCGGCCCTCGGGCGAGTCGTCGTCGACGAGCTCGTAGGTGACCATGCCGTTCTTGTCGAGGGTGGGCGCGTGCCCTTCCAGGGCACGGATGACCTCAGAGGCGGTGTCGTCGCCCTCCCACGCCATCTTGATGTACGAGCGGATGTCCAGGTTCACGTCCGCGCCAGCGAACTCCTGGTTGCGGGATCGGTTCCACTGGGCGTCCGTCATGTGCCACGGCCGCGACTGGCCGGGCGTGTACTGACTGCGCTGGAGCGCGTCGCCCCATCGGAGGCCGCCCTGATACAGGGCGGAAGGTCGCATGAGAACCTTGTCGAAGGTCGACCCGACCTTCGTGTTGGGAGCGCCCGCAGCGATCTCCGAGTTGCGCTGCCAACCCTCATTCGTGAAGGAGGGCGGGAGTATCCCGGCAGTGAGCACCTCCGAAGGGGATCGGTCGAGGCCAGTTGCCCTTGCTGCGGCGCCGAGACCCTCCCCCATGGACTGCATCCAGTTCCAGAACCAGCCCTGATCCTCGGGGACGTTACCGCCTTCTGCGGCCACGCCAATGGACGCCCCGGCGTTCGCTGTAGCGCCGATCTTCTCGTCGAAGGAGAGAATCACTGAGGCATACCCCTCTGCGCGACAACGTTGCGCACGAACTTGCGGAAGGCGAGCGTCGAGTCAGAGCTCGATGCTCGATTCACGAGGTAGTTGACGAAGCCGGGCGACATGTTGCGAGCATCCATCTGCTCGTCAGACATGAGCGGCGTGGGCGCGGCAGCCGTCACCGCCTCGCCAGGGCGCTGGGTGGGCGCGCCGAGGCCGGTGACACCAGACAGATCCATGGCCGGGCCTGCGGGCGCTCCGCCGCCAGCCGTCACCCCAGGGCCATTGCCTGGGCGGCCGACAGGTGCATCAGCGGCGAGGTCCGCAAACTCGGTCCCCTCGCCGTACTGTTGAGCAAGGTTCGACACGTCGGGCTTGCGCATCGCGTCGCGCGCGGGCGCGGTCGAAACTCGTGCGCCACCGTGTACTGGCATTACTTCTCACCTCGCGAGAGTGCTTCGATAGCCTGTCCGGCCTCCGCGCGGAAGCTGTCCTTCTGGACCTTCCGCAGCGACTTGTAGGTGGATGCCCGGATCATGGAATTCTCCAGCGGACCGAACGCACTCGAAACCGTCTGCCCCAGTCCGCGAATCAGCGAGACGGGGATGATGGCGAAGTCGAGCCACGTGAGCGGGAGCGGCCCGCCGAGCTCTTCGTCCTGATCCATGGTGGATGAACCAGCTCCCATGCTATTGCATTCCTACAGCGGTGGAGCTGTAGCCCTAGCGCCGAGAGAAGGCGCCCCGCCCTGCGTCAGGGAGGCGACCAGGCCCTCCAGGCTGGGCCGCTGACCGCCGCCCTCTGCCGGGGCTGCTCCAGGCGGTGGAGCGTCCGCCGCCACCTCGCCAGGCATACCGCCGCCGCCCATGGCCTGCTGAAGCTGCTGCATGGCCATCTCGTCGGCCGAGGCGGGCGCCTGTGGCTGCGGCTCAGGTTCCGGGAAGACCTTCACCGCGATCTCCTCCAGGGGCTGCCCCTTCTCCAGGAGGTTCACGAACATGGCGATCTTCGCCACCGTCGCGGACGGGTCCTGGCCCTGTGCCGTCATCCCAGGGATCGCCTGAGCGAGACCCGCGATGGACTGCATGAGCGCATCGCGCGCTTCCTCCACCTGGATCTTGCGCAGTTCGTCGGTCGGCGACACCTTGCCGGGGAGCTCTCGGAGGACGGTGTCCTTCGAGTGCAGTCGGGCGCCGAGGAGTTGCAGCTCGTACACGAGAGCACGGTTCGGGTCCAGACCTGTCGCCGTACCGTAGGAGACATCCACCTCGTAGTACCCGGCGATGTCCTTGCGCGGCGTGTACTTCAGCGAGTACTCGTTGCCCTCCTTGTAGCCGGACGTACGGACCTCGCGGTCCGGCCACACCGCTTCGTCGGTCTTCAGCGCCGTGTGGATCACGTTCTTGAAGAACTGCGTCAGCGTCTCCTGACGCATGGCGATCTGCTGGCTGTAGCCAGCCATGAGCTGCTGAACACCCTTACCTGTCACCACCGACGCGTCGATGGATCCGCCCAGAGCCTCCGGCGTGATCGCGCCGGTCTGCATCTCTTCCTTCAGGTGCTGGATCGCAGTGAACGCGCCCTGCGGAAGGTTCATCGAGAGACGGCCTGCGCCCTGCGGGTTGTTGGTCCGGATCACCGAGCCGGGGCCGATGGCCACCTCACCGACGTCCATGGGGACGACGTACGGCGCCTCGATGGCGTCGAAGATGGCCTCCAGGGAACCGATCTGCGTCTCGTGTCGGGCGATCTGCACCCAGCCGAGGTTGTCCAGCGCGCCGCGAACCTCGCCGTCCGGTCCAGCCGCAGTGGCCGCGTGCGTCATGCATCGGCCGATCGGGTTCTTCTGCTGGGCGAGCACCAGGCCGCCCAGGTTCGGCACCATGATCGAGATCATCTTGCCGTCGTCGTGGTAGTAGACCTCAACCTCATGGTTGATGATCTCGCCAGAGTTCTTGTCCTGGCGGTACGACAGCAGGATCTCCTGCGACTCAGGATACTCTGCGGCGAGGTCCACGATGCGCCGACGGAAGATGTGTGCGATCTCTACCGTGTCGCCCTTCCAGTCCCACACTGGGTACCAGGAGAACGGGTCGCGGAAGCGGATGTCTACACACTGCTCCACGATGTTCGGGACGACAGAGGCGACAATGAGGCCGTACATGTAGAAGCCGTCAGCAGCAGCCTGCATCTGCTTCTGGACCTTCGACTTCTCCAGGTAGTTCTCGACGATGAGAGTTCGCTTGTCAGCAGCCTTCTTCGCCTTCTCCGGCGCGCCGAGCGAGGAGGCTCGGCAACGGAACGCGGGCAGCGGGGAAAGGGCTGCCTTCGCGTGCTCTGCGTACACGTCGATCAGGTTGGCGACGATCGGCTTCGGGTGCTCCTTGTTGAGCACGCCAGGAGCGACCTTCTCCCAGTCGTTGTACCGGATGTACAGCATCTCCAGGGCGACCTGGTCATGCCGCGCGTACTTGTCACGCAGGCGCTCGATGCGCTGCCGCAGATCCTTGTCGAACTTCGAGTTAACCGATGACACGGAGCTGTCCCCTCCTCCGGTTCATCATGAACCGAGTCTGGACCTGAAGATTGGTATTGTCTGCTGACGGGTTCCGAGGGTCCCGGCCGCCGAGCTTGTCTCGTGCGGCGATCTCACAGAACCACGCCGCCATGACAAGGTCCTGCTCCAAGTCCTTGCCCTTGACGTGAGGCTCCCACGTCAGCAACTGTTCGATGAACTTCCTGATTCCATCGGACATGTCAGGGTCGGGGAGCTGGAGCAGGTTGTCCTTGTTGTGCTTGAACTTCCCGCCCTCCACTTCGCGCTCCAGGGAGCCGAACAGCGGCTCTAGGGAGGCGACGCCGAAGTCGGGGTCCTGCTTGTTCGAGCCGGAGTAGTGTGGGCGCAGAAGCACTCCCCTGGACTGAAGAAACTTCGTGATCTGTGGGTCCTGTGTGAGGAAGAGCTGGAAAGCGTTCCGCTCAATCACCCACTCATCGATGCCGTAGGTATCGGTCACCGAGAAGATGTGCTCACGGATGTACTGCGCCGAAGGCTTCTCCTTCGCCCAGGCGTTCTCGATCCAGCGATTGCGTGTCACGCGGTCCAGGGACATGACCATGGTGGCCGTGATCCCGGCCATCGCCGGGTCCATCGCGGCGATCTTCCACAGCTTCGCACGCGACACGCCAGCACCGCCCCAGGCGGTCTCCTGCATGACGCCAGGCTTGCGCCGACGATCCACGGAGCCCCACACGGCCTCCGCCTTGAACACCGTGTCCTCGACGGAGTCTTCCTGCTGGTAGATGAGCGCCCAGCGCCACGGGGACATCGACGAGCGCACGAAGGACAGCGCCTCGCCATCCCAGGCGGTGTACAGGCCGTCCGCATCCGGCCCCTCGTCCTGATTGGCGTCGAGAGGGTGGTGCGTCTTCGGCCACAGAGTCACCCAGTCCTTCGGATCCTCTGCGTACTGCTTCACCGCAGGCTGCTTCAGTCGCGTCCACGGGCTCTTGCCCGTGATGTAGCGGTGCGGGTCTGCGAGCTCCACGTACACGTCTCGCCGGCCCGTGCGGGTTCCCACCGCGACGATCTTCGCACCCTTGCCTCGTGAGGCAAGATCCTGTTCGATGTAGTCGATCTGCTTGTCGAACTGGTGGGCGTTCGTCAGGTCCGAGATGTCGTCGAGGATGGTCAGGTCCGTACGGGCTCCATAGATGGAGCCGCCGATGCCGACCGCCTGAACGGTCGGGTCCTTCTCGCCGGAGCTCGAACCGGCGACGTAGATGGCGTCGGCACGCCACACGTTGTCCCCGCCCGGAGGGTTGAAGCCGCCTGGTGGGGCGAACTCTGCCTGGAGCTTCGACCAGCGCGGATCGGTGAGCCGCTGCTTGATGGCGAAGAGGATCTTCTTCGCCAGATCCACCGTCTTCGACACCAGGATGACGCGGATGTTCACGTTCATGCAGATGCGGTACAGGATGTACGACATCGAGATCGTGGCAGTCTTGCCATGGAAGGGCGGCTCGTTGATGATGAGCCGTTTGTCGGAGCCTCGCTGGAGGCGCCCCTCCTGCTCAGCCACCCGGAGGATTTCAGAGTCGGCGAAGTTGTCCAGGAGCTCTGCCCACTCCTGCATGTGCGGGTAGGTCTCCATGCCCAGGAACTCCTTGCGGAACTCCACGAACGTCCACTCCCGCGTGCCGTAGTAGGCTCGGTCGTTCGTCTGGATGACAGCCGACTTGTTCGGCGTCAGCGCCGAGGAAGGGGTGGAGGTCTTCTTCATCGCGCTCTTGCGCGCGTTCGTCGCCTGCTCGGCGAAGTCCTTGTCGTCGGCCCGCCACGTCTTGTACGTGTCCAGGGAGCGGTCCACGTACGACATCGCGACCTTCACGTTCTCGCCGAGAGCGAGACGGTTGAGCACGGCCTGCTTGGCCCGGCGCACGCCGGCAGGCGACTTGTCGAAGTCGCCAGACTTGTTCGACGAGAACTTGGAGCCGGGGCGCCTGGTGCGGCCAGGGAGCTGTCGCTGGGTCATCGTGGAGGGTCAACGCTGAAGTGGGATAGACGTATTCCTGGGGGATGATCCGAGCCCTCCAGAGTGTTCTACAGATATGCATGATCGAACCAACACCAACATCATCGAGCCCTGGCTGCGAGGCGTCGTCGAGGCCCGCGTCCCCAAGACCATGCTCGGCGTCGCCTCCACCATCGCGCTCAGCCATCGCGCCACCCGGAGCGAACTCGCCGATGCGACGGGCGTCGAAACGAAGCTCGTTGACGCCACCATCAACCTCCTCCAGAAGCGCAACCTGCTGCGCCTCGAACGCAGCAGGCGCCGAGGAGAGCACATCTTCCACCTGCGCGTCCCTGGGAATATCCACGCGCTAGACTAGGTTGTACGCAGTACAACTTCATAGCGCGACCCTGAGATGGGGAGCGAACTGGCGGTGAGAAGCTGCCGCAGCCTAGAGCTGCCGGACAACCCAGAAGCGTCCTAACCAAAGAACCTGGGGCACGGTTTACCTGGAGAGGGGCCGTGGTGATCCCGTCAGAGGGGGAACTCCTCGCCATGCCCGGAGGCCCCGACGTACACGGCCGAAGCACTGGGCATGGTCGATTCGTGAGGTCACCGAAACCGCTCAACCGATAAGGGACGCGACTGAAACGCGCGTACGGTCTCACGAAAAATGCCGTTGAGCCCCCGGGGGGCGGAACTCTGTCCGCGTCGAAGACGCGCAGAAGGGGCGCGACCCCCAGGGAGCGCGCCTCGTTCCTCGGCGAACCTCACCTCCGTAGCGCCGAGGACTTCCTCGGCGCTATACCCCTCCCACGAAGGCGGCCCTGTAGGCCGCCCGTTCCACCCCACCCCGTTACCGTCGAAGACAGTCTCCCACATAGGGACTCCGGGTGGTTTAACAACCCCCCGTCAGTTTCAAGACGCTGCTGACGCAGCGGGATGCCCTTCGGGCATGCTCCTCTCGCACGCTGACGCGTGCCTATGGGGGGCTTCGCCCCCCGCGAGCGCCCTGGGGGCGCTCTACCCCCCTGGAGGGCGGCGGTAGTCATCCCTGCTCCCGATGGTCGCAGTGATATCGCGCCCTAAGGGGCGCTCAGGACGTGATACTGCGTCGCACGCAGTGAGACTGGGGCTCAGAAGAGCCACAGGTGGGGACTATCCCCTCTGCTCCTTCGTCGCTGCCACGCTAGCTGGCGCCGCTGGGCGCCTGCATGGTGCTGTAGGTACACCTCTAGGCGGATGGTTAAGGCCAGCCCGCTGGGCTGGGTACTCTACACACACTCTTCCCACTCCTCAGCTCCCGATGGTCGCTTCGGGTATCACACCAGTAAAGGGCGCTGCGCGTCGCTGCGCGATGGCCTTCGGCCACCCTTGACAGGCGTGATCTGAAGGTGGGAGTGTGCGCCCGCGAGGGGCGCCTGGTCGAAGGAGTTCAGACATGAACCAGCTCGCCATGGCTCGCAAGAACGATCTCGCATCGCTGAAGCGACGCGCAGCGAAGTCCGCCACTGAGTGGCGGGAGCAGCAGGACATGATGTACGGGTCGGGCTGGGCCGACCCGAGGGAGGACCACAGGCTCGTGAAGCGAGCCGTCGTCGAGGTCGGTGGGGAGCTCGTCGAAGACGAGTGGGGGATGCGCACCGTCGTGCGCGTCCTGTACTACCTTCGCTGCACGTGCGGGTGGGAGCGCAGCGGGATGAAGGAGGAGCACGCTGTCGAGGTCTCGCGCGTGAACGCGCTCTGGGACGGGCACATGAACCGCATCATGGCGGGGAAGGTGCGCTCGACGCGGAGGCGTCGCACGCCGGTCGAGGTGAAGCAGGTGGGTCGCGAGCACTGGAAGCGGATGGCAGCGAAGGCGCGGTTCCGCAGGCAGTGGTGGAGGGCGGAGTCGTCGGCGCTGATCGCCGACGCTGACTGGAGCGAGCGTGAGCGTGAGTGGGACGCCCCGCTGGTCACCTCAGAGCAGGGCAGGCAGATCAGGTGGCGGCTCTCGCCGGAGCTGGAGGCCATGCCGTGGGGTCCGACTCGTAGGGAGGCGCTGGAGGCGAGGCGGTAAGAGAGGGGAGGGGCCTTCGGGCCCCTCCCCTCTCTTGTTGCCCACGACGCCTTCGGCGCGTGGATGGGGCATGTCGAAGCTCACTGTGAAGGTAGAGAAGAAGGGGCTCATGCCCCTCAGCGAGGTCATCAGCGAACTCCAGGGCATCTGGGAGATGGACCGGAGGTTGGGTGGGGCCAAGGTGATCGTGGACACGACGGTGCTCGACGTGACGATGATCCACGCACAGATCGAGGTGGACGACTAGCCATCACGCCTTCGGCGGATGGACGAGACGAGAGGAGGTCGATCATGACCGACAAGAAGGAGTTCCGCATTCTCGTGTGTGGATCACGCGAGTTCCTAGGGATCACTCGGGATCACCTGAAGGTCCAGATCGAGTCGAACGTAGTGGCTCGACTGGAGCGCCTCGCCAAGGCGGGCTGGCCGAAGTCAGGCATTACCATCGTACACGGTGGCGCGAAGGGCGTGGACAGCATTGCCGAGCGGGTTGCGCGCGAGCTTGGCATTCGCACCGAGGTGCACATCCCGGCGTTCATCGACACAGCGTTCCTTGAGAACGTGACGGACATGGATGACCCGGACGAGATCGTCCGTGCGTGGAACCGACGTGCGCCTCTTCGGCGCAACCACCAGATGCTGAAGTCTGGCGTCGACGTGGTGCTGGCGTTCACACCGCCCGTCGTGACCAGTGGCACCGGTCACACGATGTCTGAGGCTCGACGCCTCAGCATCCCGGTTGATCACGTGGTGATCGGCGGGAAGAAGGCGGACCCGTACACCACCAAGGCCACGCCGGATGACGGCGTGATCCCGTCCGACGAGAACGTGGAGGATGCAGCATGAAGCATCTGGAGCGTCAGGTGGAGATGGCTCGCACTCGCTTCATCGAGTCGGACGGCGCGCTGAAGCTGGCGCGTCGGATGGAGCGCGAGGCCAAGATCAACAACGACCGGGCGGCCGGGCTGTACGCCGAGCTGGTTGCCAAGCTGGAGAAGGAGGAAGCATGAGCGAGATCGACAAGCGGTGGGCCGGCCTGGAGGTCGGTGACCTCGTCAACGTGAAGCACATCTGGTCGGGCGACGTGGTGAAGGCGACGGTGTACCGCCCGGAGCCCTACCTGGCCCCCTGGACGTTCATCCTGGGCTGGCCCATTCGGAAGGAAGGTTCCGGATCGAATGCCTTCGGGCTGGGTGTCGCGAAGTTCGAGCTGCTGGACGTGTTCCCTGCCCCGAAGCCCCCCAAGCCGCTGCCGGAGACACCCGGCAGCATCGTCAAGCCCGACAGCTCCTGGGAGACTGCCGAGGTCGTCCTCATCAGCGATAAGGGCTGGTTCTGGACGGACACCGGCAACGAGGCAAGCCCGGACAAGTGGCCAGAGGGCTGGCTGCTCATCCGTGACGCCGGGAAGGAGGCGTCATGAAGAAGCTGCGCAAGGCGCTGAAGGCGCTGAACGAGTGGGCGGACCTGATCATCGCCGGGATCGCAGCCGTGTTCCTGATCTTCATCCTGGTGTGGGGAACGGCCACGGCAATGCGAGAGCGAACAGCAGCGGTCATCAACATCAACTACGTCCCCGCCTGTACGGCGGACGACTACAGCACGGTGTACCCGTGCTACCGTGAGGGTCGCCCGAACGACGAGAACGGCACCTCGATCTGGCTGGGAGATGAGTGATGGAGGAGTGGTACAGCACTTCAGTCGAGAAGCTGGACGAGCTGATCCCACACCTGTTCTTCTGGTGGCTGGCCATCGAGATCGTCGTCAAGTGGCCGCTCAGAATCCTCCTGTTCATGGAGAAGAAGAAGAGGGAGAAGTGACCAGATCGCGAAGCGCCATGCTGGAGGCGGGCTTCCCGGTTAGCTCGTTCGTCGTCGACCCGGAAGGGTGTGGGTGCACGGACTGCATCATCGGCGCCTCAACGCCGATGGATGAGCTCACGACCGAAGACATCATCTTCGCCATGTGGGCTGGATACAATCTGATCGATCGAACGGGACCATAACGCTGAATGGTCGGGCGAGGCGCTTCGCGCCCGCCCGGCCTTCGGCCGTTGAAGCAGGGTGACAAGCTCTACCGTGTTCAAGCCGACCGGAAAGAGGCATCATGTGCTGTAACGAGAACTTCCTGGAGGAGGCTGCCGCTGAGCAGCGCAAGAGCCCCGCCCCCCTGGTGTGGACCATTCGCATCGTTGGCACGCTGGCGTGCACGATCGTCGGCGTGTTCATCGGCGCGGGCATCGTCTAGTTCTGATAGACCACATCATCACGCCTTCGGCGGATGATGGAAATGTAGTCCAACTCGACAGAGGAAGAGGTAGCATCATGGCCAAGGCCACCATCGCGCAGGTCAAGGAGTTCTTCGGCGGTCTCGCGAACAAGGAGATCCTGGAGCTGAAGAAGGCGGACGCGAACGGCTGGGACCAGCTCGCCACCGGCATCGGCGACGGGTCGCTGACCTACTGACCGGAAGGGAGGGGCTTCGGCCCCTCCCTTCAGGGGGTACATCATGTCCAACAAGATCGACGGCAAGGGGCCGCATTGGGGCTGGCTTTTGCTAGCACTCGTTGTATGGATCGCTTGCCTTCACATCGTCACACAGTCCTACCTGAGTGGAGGGTAACATGCCCGGCTTGTGGAAGAACAGTCACGAGGAAGACCGCACCAACGGCATCACGCCGGAGGAGCGCAAGCAGATCCAGGCGAACGCCGACGAGATCGCGAAGCAGGTGGCGGAGCGCAAGCGTCAGTCCAAGCGGGAGCGGGGCCTCTGGCCCTTCAGGCCCGAGATCAAGGAGTCGAAGGCGTTCAAGACGGGCACGACGCCGCCCCCGCGACGTCGTCGTGGTCTGTGGGGTAACTGATGCGCGTCAACCTAGAGAAGTCTGAGCGCACGAAGGCGACGTTCATCTTCGACGGCTGGCGTCCAGCGGGTGGCCTATCCGCAGGTGACATCCAGATGGTCGCCTGGAAGATGGATGAGCTCGGCATCCCTCGGGATGCGACAGCCAAGTTCATCAACGAGACCAAGACTCACGGCGCGGCCGTGATCTTCGAGTGGGAGGAAGAGGTGCAAGGATGAGGCAGGCAATCCTGAGCTTGTGTGACATCCAGGAGGGTGACTGGGCAAGCTTCAAGAGGACCGAGGACCCGAAGGCTGTCATCGAGGGCGAAGTTCTCAGCATCGGAAAGTCGTACAACGAAGCGGTCTTCCGCTTCAACTTCGCTAGCGGCCTCGGCGTCACCATCAACCTGAGCGAAGGGGTCCATCGATCGAACGAGTGGAAGCCGAACGGCGCCTGGCGCGAGGTGCCGGACGAGATCACGCCCGAGGATGAGATCGCGGGCCTGAAGGCCCAGATCGAGAACTGCGTCAACCGGCTCCAGCAGAAGGATGTGGCGATCGGCAAGCTCCACACCATCGTCGACGACAAGAACCGGAAGATCGGCAGACTGGAGGACGAGCTCGGCGCCTCTGACGCCGCCAACACCAACCTGAAGGCGAGGTTGGAGGACAAGCAGCACACCGTCGAGACCCTCCAAGACTGGGTGCGGATCAAGACCGCCACGATCGAGGAACTCTCCATCGACAAGCGCGAGCACGAAGCGCGTGGCGAGCTCCTCAGCAACCTCCGCGACCTGCTGGTCGCTGGCGGGTGGAGCGGATGAACTGGCTGAAGAACCTCCTCGTCGAGGAGGGGCACGACGAGCCACAAGGGTGGCTGGACAGGAGGGACAGGGACCGTGAAGCAGAAGACAGTTCTGGTTCATCGCACAAGTGAGTACAGCGATCACGCCTTCTTCGCGGAAGGCGCACCCAGGATCGGCATCAAGGTGGACATGATCCTCCCGGGTGCCCTCTACGAGGAGCTGGGCAAGCCGTCCACACTCCGCGTGACAATGCGCGTCGAGCCGGAGAGCAGCTAGGCGACAGGCGGCACCCTCACGGGTGTCGCCTTAGCCTCGTGAAAGGAGGCCCCATGACCAAGGCACTCACACCATACGATCTCGCCTACCACCTGGCGGGCATGATGGATGGCGACTGGGACGACGAGATCGAGCGATTCGTCGCAGCTCGCGCCAAGGCGCCCAGCGCAGGAGGCCCGCTCGGGATGGCGGTCAGGATGCACATCACCCTGGAGACCGAAGAGGGCGAGAAGCAGGAGTTCGAGCTGTTCGTGTTCGAGAAGAAGGAGGAGGCCGAATGACCGACACTTTCCCGAAGGAGGGCGTCGAGATGATGGCGGCCATCGTCTCCGCGAACGCGGCTGCGGCCGCGTCGATGAACAACCAGCTCATCTCCTCGGCGAACCTCGACGCCGCGAAGTGGGCGGAGCGCTTCGTCGAGCTCCACTCTTACATGTCCCAGGCCATCAAGAGCGGGAACATGTTCCAGATCGTCCACACGATCGAAGCGTGGAACTACACGCTCGCATCAGCGCACGAAGCCATCGAGCATCACACGAAGATGGCCGAGAGGATGGAGGACGCATGAGCTGGAAGGTTGTTGGCCCATCATGGGACGAGGTGAGGAAGGGTCGGCGCGTCACGATCGAGAACCCTGACGTGTACCACAGAGGGCTCGTCATGTCAGTGAAGGACAACCACCTCGACGGAAGCCGAACGGCAGTCTGGTTCAAGAAAGGCTTCAACATCTATACCGACCAGGTGAACCTGGTGAAGGTGGAGGAGTGGATTCCGGAGTACGTGCCCGGCCGCCACTACATGGCGACAGTACGCAACGCACACTCCATCGAGGTCGTCCGTCTGGACGGACCCACACCTGAAATGGGCTGGACGTGGGCGTCCCTCGGAGTAGTGGGTGGCTACGTCGTACACCGCGACGAAGACGTTCGCGACGCTCGCGAACTGCGCGGCAGCGAAGTCACCGGTCGTCGGTGACATGGAGAGGCCCCTTCGGGGGCCTTTCCTCATTGTACGCCTTCGGCGACAATGTTTCATGAAGGGAGGTGCGATGTTCGAAATCACCATCAAGATGAACCGCGGTGAGTGGAAGATCAGGCGAGCCGGAGCCGGAGCTCCTAAGCCTTGGGAGATCAGGCTCGATCCAACATTCGGATGGGGTTGGTTCACCCACGGAGCAGTCTCCATGAGCCTGGGCGCAGGGCGGATCTACGTCAACCACACGGACGGCTGGGGCACACGAACACCGACGAGCGTGCGCGAGATCCTGTACGGAGAGCGTAAGATCCACAGGGCGACCTTCAACCAGGAGGGCCAACTGACCCTCGTGGGCCTGGATCAACGAGTGGCCGCGATCGAGGCTCCACTGGGTGGGCACGAGAACTGCATCCTCTGCAACACCGTCGCTGCGGCGACACAGTTCACCGTACCCGAAGTCATCTGAAGAAAGGGAACTCATGACCGAAATCGAAGACAAGGAGCTCGTCAGGCTCCGGCTCGAAGCCGTGGGCGGGACCGGCCAGGCGCTCGCTCGGGTGCTGCACGAGCGAGGATGGCGAACCCCCATTCCCATCAGGGCACTCGCGGATGACCCGGAGTTCAAGCTCTCCGTCAAGACAGGAATCGCCGCTGGGAACAGCAAGGTGATCTTCCCGAAGTTGTGGGCAATTCACGAATTCCAGGTGCGGGAAGGCATCGTGCTGGTCCAGTTCGACGGCATGGAGGTCGAACAGTTCATCGACCTCGCCGGGCCACACAACTTCAACTGGCTGGAGGGGTTCCACTCCAAGAACATCACGGTCTCCTCCATGCTCCTCCAGCGCGAGATCATGGGCGCGCCTCTCCCCGCAAGCGCCGTAGCACGAACTCGCGAGTTCGTGGACACCGAATGCCGGGAGATCGTCGCGAACATCCGCAACACCACCATGTTCGACGACTTCTTCATCCGCGCCGACGCGATCTGCGTCCTCTGCGAGAACATGAGGACGGAAGGTCGCGAGGTCTGCGAACTCCACTGGCTCGTGTGCGCAGAGAGCGGCTGCACGAACGGATGGACCTACGGCTCGCGTCGGTCCGGGTTCTGCCAGACCCACCGCCAGACGTGTGACGACTGCGGTTCCGAAGTCCGCCAGTTGACCAACGGCAAGTGCGGGTCGTGCCTGAAGGGAAAGATCGACGGCTACGGTCACACACACGCCGAGATGTGGCTGGGCGGGCCGCTCCCGGACGAGAAGTACCGGGGCCGGACCATGCAATCGGGCTACTACATCGGCTTCGAGCTGGAGATCGGGACGGAGGACGCATTCCCGAACTCGGTCCGGGACTGGGCCGAGGAGCACATGGGCGACAGGGGCGCACTGGAGTGCAAGGAGGATTCCTCCGTCGAGGGTTACGAGATCGCTTCGCAGCCGATGACGCCGGACTTCTTCGAGTCTCTGGACTGGAACAACTTCTTCGAGAAGCTGAACCGGGACAACCCTACGCCCAACGGTGACGACAGGGAGCCGTACCGGCATGGACTTCACGTCCACATCGGTCGGATCGCGTTCCGTCACTCGATGACGGCGATGGCCGCCTTCGCCTACATGATCGACCTCCAGGACAACCTGTCCAGGATCGGTCGGCGAAGCCCGTACCACTACTGCAAGAAGGTGGAGAAGCGGGTGTCGACGGCAGCCGTGTCGCCTTACGGCCGGGCCACGAAGCAGTACAGTCGTCTCCGCGGGGCGGGCTTCTACGCTGAACGCGACGCCATCAACTTCGCCAACGAGCACACGATCGAGATCCGTGCGTTCAAGTCGACCCGGCAGGCGAAGCACTTCACCCGGGCCGTCCGCTGGGTCTACCTGACGGCCGAGTACATCCGCGACTTGCAGGAGAGGAACCTCCTCTCGTCGCCGAAGCATCTGACGCTGTCCATGATGAAGCGCTGGATGCGGGAGCACCACCCCGACAAGATGGTCGGGCTGTTCCCTCGCGGAACCTGATGTAGCCTCCTGGGCACGAGGTGAAACTGCCCCCACCCTCGAAAGATTCGATGAAGGAGTTCAACATATGTGCATGATCACGATGGTCCCGCAGGGGATCAAGACGCCGTTGCAGGGGATCCAGAACGGCGCGGTCGCGAACGACGACGGACACGGCGTGGCCGTGTTCACGGACCACGGCATCGAGCTGAAGAAGTCCATGGACTCGGCAGAGACGATCGACTTCCTGATGACGGTCCGGCGCAAGAACGAACCGTTCATGTTCCACTCCCGCTGGGCAACGGCCGGCGTGAAGGACACCTTCAACGTGCACCCCTTCTGGGTGTCAGGGAACGTCGTCATGGCGCACAACGGCGTCTTCCCGCAGCGCTGGCAGCCGAAGTACGGCGACTCGCGCTCGGACACGCGCATCTTCGTCGATCGCCTCGACGACCTGATGCGGAACCTGAACCGCGTTCCGTCGCGCCGGGAAGCGCGAGCCATCGGGAACCTGATCGGCGACGGCAACAAGCTGACGTTCTTCGCGGCGACGGAGCAGGGCCTCAAGACCCGGATCGTGAACGCCCACGCTGGCGTTCAGCGCTACGGCGCCTGGTTCTCGAACTACGGGTTCGAGTACGATGAGTTCTGGCACCGCTACGGGTCCAGCAGCTTCACGCCGCGTACGCCGACGATCGCGTCGACGGACCGCGCGACCACCTTCCTGAAGAAGGTGGCGCTCCGGCAGCAGGCTTCGTACCACCTGGAGGAGCCGTGCTGGCAGTGCGGCGAGGCGACCATCAAGGCGGTCTCGCACTACTGCTCGACCTGCAAGGCGTGCAACGACTGCTTCTCTTCGGAGATGGAGTGCCTGTGCTACTCCGGCAAGGAGGGTGACCCCTTCTGGAACACGGACATGACCGAGGACGAGTGGAAGCAGTTCCAGGCGGAGCGCGAGGACATCTGGCAGGAGGAGACGACGGACCGGTTCACTCCGGTCGGTTCGGAGATCACCCTGAACACGTCGGCGGGCAAGGAGGTCATCAAGTTCGAGGGTTCGCCCACGAACGAGCCTCTTCCGTCGAAGTCGATCGTCATGTCGGACGGTCGGGCCGGATGGGGTGAATGAAAAAGGTCAGGAAGAAGAAGGGCTCTCGGGAGAGAGCTCTTCGGATCCTGTTCCAGCTCTCTCCCGCCACGATCGCTCGGATGATCGATCGTCATCCGAAGCGTGCGGTCCTCGTCGGCCGCATCAATCAGGTCCAGCGTAGGCTGCACAGCCGCGACTACGACCTGCGAGCATGAGTAAGGGGAGGGCCTTCGGGTCCTCCCCTTTTCTCGTTACGTACATCAGGCCCCGGCCTTCGGCCGGACTCAAGCCTCTGGGCCCCAGCACCCCCTTCCTGATCAGGGTCTACTGGTCAACCGTTGTCACGTTCGCGCTCCTCTCGCTCGCGGTCTTCCTTCTCCTCGGCCTTCAGGCAGCGTCCGCAGACGCCCCCGTAGGTGAGGATGGCGGACCTCCCGCAGCGCTGGCAGATGGGCATGGCCATGATGTTTCCTCCTAGAGGTTACGCGCCCGACGCAGGAGTCCTGCGCCCTTTCGGGCGTTGATGTTGCCGTTTTCGTCGACGAGGTTGAGGCGCGTTGCCACTTCCCGGCCGTTCAGCTCGACGCCCTCGGCGTCGGCTGCTTCGATCAATGCTACCACTTCGGTGAGCTGTGCGTCAAGCCGAGGCCGCGCCTTGGGCTTGAGTGTCTTGGCTCGTTCGGCACTCTTCTGTTCAGAGTCTACCGTCTCGATCTTGTCCTGCACGAGCACCCAGAGGAGGTGTGTGAGGCCGACGAGGGCGGCGGCCGGGATGGCCGCCAGGTAGGGCGTCAGGGGCGCTTCACGGGTCGCTGGGTGGGCGATCCACTGCGCGAGCGCGGAGACGGCACTGCCCGTTGCGACGACGGACCAGACGAATGCGTAGTGCGCGCCCTTGATGTGCTGGTCGAGGGCTGCGATGAGGAAAACGACGACTACGGCGTCGATGGCGAAGGGGTAGAGGATGGCGGGCAGCCACGGAAGGTGCATGTAGTCCGTGGCCAGCCCGTACAGCCCGACGTAGAGGTAGACGAAGGTGATGAGGGTGACGGCGATTGCCGATGGTATGAGTACCTTGCGCACGTTCATACCGCTATCCTATCACACGTCGACCTCGATGTCATACTCGTACTCGTCGGCCTTCTCGCCGTCGATGGTGATGCTGGCGATGGGCGTCGTCTGGATCCAGTCGTGCATGTAGCGCCCGAAGTGGAAGTAGCCCGACTGGCCAACGAATGCGGACACGTGGTTGAGCGGATTCTCGCCCTGGTTGTAGTGGTCGGGAACGCCAGGGTTCTCGCGCGCCCGCTTGCGCACGACGGTGCGCTCTTCTTCGTTGATGGTGTAGGTGGTGCCGGATTCTGTGGTGATGATGATGGTCGCCATGTCATGCCTCCAGGATGTGTTCTTTCATGCGTTCGATGCTGAATCCGCCCCACATGACGCCGTTCGCCTCCACGATGGGGGCGGACCCCCATCCGGCGTCTCGGGCCTCCTGCGCCTTCTCTTCCTTGAGCTGCATGACGTTGTATTCGACGCCACGCAGGTCGAGGTAGCGCTTCGTCTGCTCGCAGGAGATGCAGTCGGGCAGCGTGTAGATGTTGATCATGAGTCTCCAAAGGGGCGGCAAAAACCGCAGGTCAGGGGTGGTTTTTCCCCAGCACCCCGGAGATGATGTCGTTCAGGAGGGTGCCGGTAGGGTCCTCCTTCAACGCATCGGACGGGTCCTTGATTCCGTCCGGCATGGCGCACGGAATGATGTTCATGTCGCCTTGCAGGCGACCGAGGAGCTGGTTGCCTGCCTTGTCGTCATCGTAGCACACCACGATGTTCGGGATGGCTTCGAAGATGCGACGGTAGAACGGCTTCCAGTTCTCGGCGCCGGGGACGCCGACTGCCGGATAACCGACCTCCTCGACGCTGATGGCGTCGAACTCCCCTTCGGTGATGACGACCGTGTTGGAGACACGGCTGATCGCCTCCAGGTTGTACAGGGGCGTGTTGTGCCCCTTGGGCGCACCGTACTTCGGGCCCTGGTCGTCGATGCTCCGGAACTTGAAGGACACTATCGCACCTCGCGCGTTGCGGGAGGGGATGGAGATGCGGCCCGCCCAGTTACCGAACTGGTCGTCCGTGACGACCCCGAGGCCGTAGCGGGCCGCTGAAGCGGCGCTGAGCGCTCTCTCCCTCTCCAGGTACGCGAGGGCCGTGTCGTCGTCTTGTAGCGCCTCCTGGTACCGCTGCTGAGCCTGTGCGTAGGTCTTGCGCAGCGGGCCAGGGAGGGGGCGTACGGTTGTCATCGGCATTAGCTGTGATCCTCTCGGTCGTAGGTCCACGCCTCGACGCCGTCGAGGTCGTTGAGGTGGTCGGAGATGTACCTGATAGCAGTATTGACGCTGCTGTATGCGTTGTCAAGCTCGTCGTGGTCGAACGTGACGAAGATCCGGAGGGTGGTCTTGTCGGCCATGTCACCACTCCGCTCGGAGGTCGTTGACCTCTGTCGCGATGTTGGTCAGCTCGAAGCCGGATGACGCGTCGTCGTGCCAGTCGATCGCGTCGACGTGAGCGGCGACGATCTCGGCGAAGCCGAGGAGGGCCATCACGTCGTCGGGGCTGGGCGCCCCCTCCATCACGTCGTGCCGGATGCGCTGCAATCGGTCCATCATCTTCTCCTCTGTAGCGTCCGGCCGGATGACCGACCCTCTCGACGCTGTGGTTTGCGCCTGTCCCCAGAGCGTAGCATCCGCCTGGCGGACCTGTCAACTTCCTCGGCGAACCCGCTGGCTTCCAGCCACTGCCGGGCCAGAGTCGGGTCCTCTAGCTCCTCCATGGCCATCACGAGCGAGATGGAGTCACCGCCCCCGCAGCCTGAAAAGCAGTTGTAGGTGCCCTTCGTCATGTTGATGGAGCATGACGGGTTCTGTTCGTCGTGGATCGGGCACTTGACGACGGCCTGTACGCGGCCGTTCATGTTGATCCCGTAGTGGGTGAGGACGGCGCCGAAGTCGACGCCATCCCGCAGCATCCCGTGGTTCATCGCACGTGCGCAATGAAGCTGGCGAAGATGGGCTGGATTGCGTCATCGGCGGTTGCCGAGTCCTCCCAGGGGTGGCCGTCGATGACGGCCTCCATCTCGCGGAGGAGCTTCACAATCTCCCGACCCTCTGGGTCCGGCATGATCGAGTAGCCAGCCTTGACCTTCATCTCTAGCGTTTCGAGGTCAAGCATCCTCATCCTCCTTGTAGGGGTTCTTCAGCTCGCGGCACTTGTCGCAGGAGCCCTCTTGCACGAGCCCGAAGCCATCCGGGCTCCAATGATAGTGGTGCGCCAGGAACGCTTCCCACGTGGCGCCAGCTTCAGCGCCCTCTTCCCAGGCTTCCGCCTTGATGAGGCGGATGGTCCGCTCGGTCGGTGTCACTGGTTCGATCCTCTCTGTAGGGAACTCCCGCAGCCATGAGGCTGGGTTGCCCCTAGTGTACCCCATCTCACGGAAGCGGCGCAACATCTCCGCATCCACCAGATGAGCCTGGGGTGAACTCGTAGATTCACCCCTAGAAGAAGCGGTCACGAGCCCAGCTCCCTCTCCACCCAGCGCCACAGCATCGAGTTTCCTCGCTGCGGCTCGGCGTGGTCGATGGTCTGGATCTGCTCGATCAGCTCCTTCAGGGCCGCCGACTCCAGGGGGTCACCCTCCGCCAGTGTGATCTTGAAGTTGAGCACGGTCAGGGCCGTGTTCTTTGCGGCAAGGACGTACACGGACTCCAGGTTGAGCCCGTCCGCCAAGTCCTTGATGGCCTTCTCCCCATCAGGGACGAAGTCCAGTGTTGCGCTCATCACATGCCTCCATAAGTGGGTGCGGCCCGCCACTGCGACCGCTGGAAGGTGGCCCGTGCCGGGTCCACCCGCAACGCGACGTAGTCGAGAGCGTTCGGTGTAGACTTGCCATTGCGATTCTTGACGACAGCGATCTTGAAGATCGTGCCCTCTACGGCCAACGATAGCACAAGGGCTGGGGTCTGTGCAACCTTTCCCATGAGCTTCGATCGGGGGGCAGGAGTTGCTGAATCCGTGTCGGCCTCCGACATGTGGTGCAGGACGATCAGCGCCGAGCCGGTCTCGCGCGCCAGCTCCTTCAGCTCGCGCAGCGTGGTCTTGTTCCCAGAGAACTCGTTGTCCGAGTCCGCGTACACGTCCATCAGGTTGTCGACGACGATCAGCTCAGGGTACTCGCCGTACAATGTCACGTAGGCGTCGATCTCATCGACCATGTCGCCGATGCCCGGCGAGGAGTCGAAGCAGAAGTCGATCCGGCTCTCGGCGAGGCGTTCAGCGTAGTAGGCTCGCTGGTCGTCGTCCTTGTAGTCGTTGCGGATGGAGATGGAGTCGACCTGCGTGATGGCAGACGCCATCCGGGAGGTCATGGTGGCGGCGTCAGAGTCCGCCGAGAAGTAGAGTGTGGGGATGTTCAGCTCGCTCGCGTACCAGAGAGAGAAGAGCGTCTTCATCGCGCCGGGCATCCCGGCGATCATGGTGACGGCCCCGCGATAGATCTCGGTGCCCTCTTCGTAGAGATCCTGGAGCGCTTCGACGTGCGGCAGGGGATCACCGACCTTGGCGGCGTTGAGTGCGGCGCGGAATGCTGGGACGGCCATCTGGGTCCTTTCCTAGAAGAAGAGGGGGCCAGCCTTGCTGGCCAGCCCCCTCACTGTATCACACTACCGCGCCTGTCAGAACGGCGGCTTGTCGTCGCCGCCCCAGCCGGAACCCTCGGACGACCACGGGTCCTGCGTGCCGGTGTCCGGGTCGTTGCGGGTGAACTTCTCGCCCTGGCCCATCAGGTTCGGCGCCTTCACCAGCGCACCGTCTCGCTCGAAGGTGCACTTCCCGTCGCCACCCTCATCCTTCCAGTTCGGGTTCGAGCAGGCCCAGAAGGCGTACGGCTTGTTGGTCTTCTTGCTGATGCCGGAGATCCAGCGGGCCGGGCCGTGGCCACACTCGGGGGCGGGGCCGTCAGGCTCGCTCTTGACCGCACCGCCACCGGTCGGACCGCTAGCGGCGGCCTGTCGCGCCTTCGGGGCCGCGATGCCCGTGTCCTTGATGGCCTGACGGGCGACCGCAGAGGCGGCCGCGATGTCCGCGTACACGCTACCATCGGTGAGGTAGCCGAGCCAGTTGGCCGTCTCCTCCGGGTTCGCAGCCTCCAGCTCGATGCCGGAGAGGTAGCCCTCGCTCGTGAGGCGGATCTTGATGCTCATGTCACTCTCTCTCTGCCAGGGGGATCCTGGCTTCTGGATCTAACTGTACACACCTCGCCGGGAGGTGTCAACACCTAGCGACCCTGAACGCCCTTGATGCGGTGGATGGACCGCGTCTGTGCCCTGCACTCGCACCGCCACACCTGGTAGGTCGTACCAGACGGGGCGATGTACA